TGGACTCTAATCCTGATGGATATTGCTTGTATTTTGATACTGAGGCAGCTGTCAATAAGTCACTCCTAGAAAGTCGTGGTATTGATCTTGACAGATTAGTTGTTGTCAATGTTGTAACAATTGAAGAGTTCCGTAGCAAGGCACTCAAGGCAGTAGATATATACTTAAAAAAACCTGTAGATGAACGCAAACCTTGCATGTTTGTATTAGACTCCTTAGGTATGCTCTCAACTGAAAAGGAGATCACTGACGCATTAAACGACAAGCAAGTTCGTGACATGACCAAATCTCAACTGGTCAAGGGTGCTTTTAGGATGCTTACATTGAAGTTGGGACAGGCAAACATTCCAATGATTGTAACTAATCATACCTATGATGTTATCGGTTCTTATGTTCCTACAAAAGAAATGGGTGGTGGCAGTGGACTCAAGTATGCTGCCTCTACGATCATTTATCTCAGCAAGAAAAAAGAAAAGGATGGAACAGAAATTGTTGGAAACATTATCAAGGCAAAGACTGCTAAGTCGCGTTTAAGTAAAGAAAATAAAGATGTGGAGATTCGTCTTTATTATGATGAGCGTGGTCTCGATCGTTATTATGGTCTGCTAGAATTAGGTGAACTTGGTGGACTATGGAAGAATGTAGCAGGTCGTTATGAGATGGATGGCAAAAAAGTTTATGCCAAACAAATTTTGAAAGACCCAGAAACTTATTTCACTCCTGAAGTGATGGAACAATTGGACGAGATCGCAAAGAAGGAGTTTAGTTATGGAGAAAGTTGAGTTTCTAATTCTTAGAAACCTTTTATATAATGAAGAGTATGCAAGGAAAGTTATACCTTTCCTTAAACCAGATTACTTTGAAGATACATCTCAAAAAATTATCTTTGAAGAAATCTCTAAATTTATTGATGAGTATAATAAACTTGCCACCAAAGAAATTCTTTGCATTGAAGTAGAGAATAGAAAAGATATCAATGACTCTTCATTCAAAGAAGTTGTTGAGATTATTCAAAATCTAGATGATGTTTCTAGTGAATTTGAATGGATAATTGATACTACTGAGAAGTGGTGTCGTGATCGTGCTATTTACCTAGCACTCATGGAATCCATTTATATTGCTGATGGAAATGATGAGGAGAGAAATCGTGATGCGATTCCTTCAATTCTTTCTGATGCTCTTGCTGTCAGTTTTGACAATCACGTCGGTCACGATTACTTAAACGATTACGAAAAAAGATATGAACTCTACCATAGGAAGGAAGAAAAGATCGAATTTGATCTTGAATACTTTAACAAAATCACGAAAGGTGGGATCCCTAACAAAACTCTTAATATCGCTCTTGCTGGTACGGGTGTCGGAAAATCTCTATTCATGTGCCATGTGGCTAGCTCCGTCTTGCTCCAAGGGAGGAACGTTCTCTACATTACAATGGAGATGGCAGAAGAGAGAATTGCTGAACGAATTGATGCGAACCTCCTGAACGTTCCCATTCAAGAGATTACTAATCTTCCTAAGATGATGTTTGAGAATAAGGTAACAAACTTATCGCAAAAAACTCAAGGATCACTTATAATTAAAGAATATCCAACCGCATCTGCACACAGTGGACATTTTAGAGCACTTCTTAATGAGCTTGCACTTAAGAAGTCATTTAGACCTGATATTATTTTCATTGATTACCTTAATATATGTGCTTCCTCACGATATCGCGGTAATCTTTCTGTCAATTCATACAGCTATATTAAGGCTATTGCAGAAGAACTTAGAGGGTTGGCTGTTGAAGCAAACGTCCCTATCGTTTCTGCCACGCAGACCACTCGTTCTGGTTATGGTAGCTCTGATGTTGACATTACTGATACTAGTGAGTCCTTTGGTCTCCCTGCTACTGCTGATCTTATGTTTGCCCTCATCTCTTCTGAGGAACTTGAAAACCTAGGGCAAATTATGGTGAAGCAATTGAAGAATCGTTATAACGATCCCACTGTCAATAAGAGATTTGTTGTCGGTATTGATCGTGCCAAGATGCGTCTCTACGATTGTGAGCAGTCTGCCCAGAATGATATTCTTGACTCAGGGCAGGATGAGGAGTATAATAATGAGGAACACAATGTTAAAAAATCATTTGAGGGATTCAAGTTCTGATGTATTCTGTATTTAACCCACGTGGTGAAAAAATTGCCGACTGTGGATCTCTCAGAGATGCTACTAATCTTGTCGGCATGAGAAATGTCAGATGGGATGGTCATTATTATCAGTTCAAACCAGACTATCAAACGATTGATTTGGAACCATTTCCACAAAATCAACTTCCAACTATTACAATTGCGGGACAAGAAATCCCCATTCAACAAGAACTACCAAACACACAACAAGAACCACTAGATTTATGACTATTTCTATTAGTAAGGAAGAAACACCAGAAGGAACTAAATTTACTATGTCACAAGATAAAGTAGATACTCAAAAATACTTGGAGTTTGTCGATGCCGTCACGTCAAATGAAAGTAAAAACTATTACGATTTCGCACAAAGGATTGCGATCCTCCAAGATCGTGACGACTTTCCTACCGAGCGACTGCTTACTGCTGCTGTAGGAATGTCTGCAGAAGCAGGTGAGTTTACTGAGATTATCAAAAAGATTATTTTCCAAGGCAAACCTGTTAATGAAGAAAACCTTTTCCATCTAAAACGTGAACTGGGCGACATCATGTGGTATGTTGCTCAAGCATGTATTGGTCTTGATATTTCTCTTGATGAAGTCATGGAGATGAATGTTGAGAAACTGGTTGCACGTTATCCTGGTGGAGAGTTTGATGTCCACTATTCTGAAAACCGTAAGGAGGGAGACCTATGACCAAACGTGAATTTACTACTAAGTCTGGAGACACCTTTGTTTGGGAAGAGACTGAAGAAACCCGTAAAGCAGTAGAAGAACTGCATAAGACTATTCGTGATTTGGAAAAGAAAGCACCTGATTATGGAGTAGGTAAATGAAAAAACTTACACTAGAAGATTATCAGAAAGCAGGTGAAGAGTTCTGGCCCAAGTATTGGTACATTGCCAAAGAACTTGGTGAGGATGCCAAACCAGAACAAGTCTTGAAAGTTATGGAGGCAATCGGTGGTCTTGCTTTAAAACTTGCACTAGAAGAAAAACTTTCTCCATTTGGATTTAACAAAAAAACTGATGACTCAAACTGATACTATTAACGAAGTTGTTATTGTTCCAGAAAATGCTGAACTTATCGATGATGTATTTTATGTTTGGAAAACTAGGTTTGGACTATACTCGACTATGACCAAAGAGGGTCGTAAGATGCTCACTGGTGGTACTTATGATGGTGTAGTTCATATGACTCGTTGGCATCTTCAGTGTGAACAAGAAGGAACACTTCACTTATACACTAGGGTTGTTAATTCTGGTGTTGTGGGAGGTAAACTTTAATAAATAAAAGAAAAGTGTTTCTATAAAGATGGACAGCAAACTCTACAGAACTCTTGCAGAATCTTATGCTGCAGTATATGACCAAGATTTAAATGAAGATCTTATTGAGCAGTATGAGTTCGTTGATGAACTAACTGACGAAGATCTAACCGATGTTGTTGAAGAAGTTATTGTTGATCTTCTAGAAGAAGGTTATGACTTCGATGATGTTGAGGATATTCTTAAGGAAGAACTCATCGGGGAAATTCTTTCCGAAGCAAGAGTTGACATGGCAGCTCGTGCAGCAAGACGTAGAGAGCAAGCAGCAGCATCTGAAAAGTCTGCTAAGGCAGCAAGAAAAGCAGGTGCAGCAGTAGTCTCTAAGGAAAAGAGAGCAGAGAGAGTTGCTAGAGTAAAGAGTGCTGTTAAGTCTGGTGTTGCAAAGGCAAAAACTGCCGCAAAAGCAGGTGTTGCTAAAGCAAAAGAAGCAGGAAGAGAAGCAAAGTTCCAAGCAGTAGATAAGAAAGTTGCTGCATATGCAAATAAGAGAGGACTTCATAAAGCACCTGGAATGGCAGCAAGATCTAAAGATCCTGCAAAGAGAAGAGGTTTAAGAGCAACTGTTGCTAAGGACATTGCTTCCAGAGCAAGTGCTAAGGCAAAATCTAAGGCAAAGGAAGTTAAGGGTAAAGCAACTCAAAAGGCAGCATCTGCTGCAGTCTCTGGATATGCTGCTGGTCGTGCCGCTAAGCAAGCAGCAGGTGATGTTGCAGGAAGAGCAAAGCAAAGTGCTAAAAACATGGCAGCACGTGCTGGTAGAGCAGCAGGTGAGGCTAAGGCAAAAGCAAAGAGTGGAGTTAAAGGTCTCATTAGAAAAGCAGCAGAGAAAGTTGCATCTGGTGCTACTAAAGTTGCTAAGAGAATGAGTGAAGAGTATGATCAGTATGATCTAGTTCTTGAGTTCCTTCAAGCAGAGGGAATTGCTGAATCTCTAGAAGAAGCAAAGACCATCATGATCAACGAACTTGATCGTGAGGATATTGAGACAATCACAAGTCTCTATAACTGATACTACCAAGACCCTCTTGACAGATCGTCTTGAGGGTCTTATAATATCTTGAGTTGGGGAATTAGCTCAGATGGTAGAGCAACTGCTTTGCACGCAGTAGGTCAGGAGTTCGACTCTCCTATTCTCCATTTATAAATAATAGGAAGACATTTCGTCAGCAAATCCCTATAATAATGAAAAGTTTTTTCCAGTTCCTGAAAGAAGCAGAGTCTGCCGCAGCACTGCAGGCAAAGAAACTGAATCTAAAGAGTGATGGTCACGGAGGGTGGTATGACTCCCGTGGTGAATTTGTAGCAAAGACGGAAGGTGGAAAGTTAAAGTTTTATAGTAAGAACCAAAAGGTTGGTGAGAGAGATCCCAACCAGAATACTAATCAAACTGCACAGAAGCAAGACGAAACTAAAAAGAAGCAAAAAGAAGTAGAAGCACCTAAGGGTAAGGAAGCACCACCTGAAGAAGGTAAAGAAACTCAGACAGAAACTCTAACTGTTGTGTTTGGTCGTTTTAATCCACCAACTGTTGGACATGAAAAACTTCTAAGTGCAGCTAAGAAAGCATCTGCAGGTGAAGATTATAAAGTATATCCATCAAGAACTCAGGATGCTAAAAAGAATCCACTTGATGTTGATCTAAAAGTTTCTTTCATGAAGAAGATGTTCCCTGATTATGAGGAGAATATTATTAATGATCCTGACATGAGAAACATTTTTGATGTTCTCATTGCAGCAAATGAAGAAGGATATACCTCAGTCAATATTGTTGTTGGATCTGATCGTCAAGCAGAGTTTGAGAATCTGGCACAAAAGTATAATGGTCAACTCTATGAGTTTGATTTGATTCGTGTTATTTCTGCTGGTGTCCGTGATGCTGATGCAGAAGGTGTAGAAGGAATGTCTGCATCCAAGATGCGTAAGGCAGTTATGGATGATGACTTTGAGTCATTCCGTCGTGGTACTCCTAAGACTCTTGATGATGGTGATGCTCAATCACTCTTTGATGCAGTCCGTCAAGGAATGAAAGTTAAGAAGAAAAAAGTTACTGCAGAAATGTGGGAAGTTGCTCCAAAGTATGATCATAAAGGACTTCGTGAAAATTATGTTTCTGGAAACATTTTCAATCTAGGTGACATTGTAGAAAATCTAAACACTGGATTGGTTGGTGAGATTATTCGTAGAGGAACTAATCATCTCATCTGTGTTACCAAAGAGAACTATATGTTCAAATCTTGGATTAAAGATGTAATGGAAGCAGTTGTAAATTATCCTGGTCCTTCTGGTGTCCCTGCAGATCAGAGAGAAGTAGGAACTGATGCTCATCGTAAATATGCAATGAGAATGACTGGATTGCAGGATATCAAGAATTTTATAAATAAGTATAAGGCTAAAAAGTAAAAACACTTATACTCATGTCAATGAATCCTCTTAACGATATCTCTCAAGTATATCTTGAGAAGGTAGCAAACGTTGTTGAAGCAAAAAAGTCTTCTAAAAAAGAAAAACATATTAAAGCTGCCAAAGCAGGTAAACGTTGGCAGGATTCTGATGGTGACGGAAAATGGTATGAACCAGGTGAAGATGTTGCTGTAAAGGAAGCAAAGCACGCTACTGCAAAGCAGATGCATTCTCCACACGAAGTTCCTTCTGCAAATATAAAGGGTCTTGTAAAGAAAGCAGTTAAGAGAATTGATACTGATGTGGATGGTGATACAGATAAAAACGATAAGGCAAAAGGAGAACTTGGAGAATTTATTCCTGGTGTAGGAAATAAAAGACTATATTCAACAACTAAAGTTAGAACTGCAAAAGAATCATTCTCTAATTGGAGACAAGATCTTATTGAAGTTATTGATAGTGATGATGAAGAGAAAAAGCAAGTAAAAGAAAAGAACGTAAAGAATACTATTAAGATTAATCCTAAGATTTCTGAAGAAGTTACTATCGTTGAGATGGTAGAACTATCTGAAGATCATGAACTTGAAACACTAAATTCAGCAGTAGATTTCTTTGTTGAGGAAGGTATCAACGAAGATGGTCTTGAAATGGTAATTGAAGAACTGGGTCTTGAAGAGTTTGTTGATCTAGTATATGAAGTTGGTTATGAAACTCTTTCTGAAGCAAGAACATTAACTGGAAAGAAGAAGAATCCTAAGAGACTTCCTAAGGGAACTGCTCCAGCAAAAACTACAAAGGCAACTATTGCTAAAGGTGGTAGAACTATAAAAGCAGCATCACCTTCTGGTGCATTTAAGAGAAGACCTGCAGCAGCAAAGGCAGTTGAAACTGCTAAGAAAGAGCAACCTAAGAAGAAGCCAGTTAGAGATGCTATTGCAAGAGGTGTATTTGGTGCTGTGAAAGCATACAAAGCAGGTATGGAACGTCACAAAAAGGCAATGGGTGCTGCAAAAGAAACTGGTAAAACTATTGCTAAGGCAGCAGCAGTAACTCATGAGGCAGGTCGTCGTGTTGGTCAAACCAAGGCAGGGCAAGCAGTTAAGAAAGCAGGTATTGCAGCACTCAAAGCAGGTGCTGAAAAAGCAAAGAAAGACATTGAGTCTCTAAAGGCAAAGAATAGAGTGAAAAAGGAAGAGTATGAATTTTCTAATTGGAGAGACGATTTCAAAGCATTAGAAATTGAGACCGTTGATCTTATTAGTGCTGAAGAATTAGAACTTGAAGAGGGACTCTTTGGTAAGAAGAAGAGACCACTAGGACCTCCAAAGGCAAGATATGGTGGTTCTTCAGAACCAACTAAAGATACTAGATATCAAGTCTCAAAAGCAGATGTTAAAGCAAATACACCTGCTGCTCAAAGATTAGCTGCTGGTGATAAGAGATATAAGATGATTGGTGAAGAGGGTATTGATGAAGTCTATAAGGGTAAGCACGGTCAGTCTGACAAAGAGTATGCTGACTCACGTTCCCCTGGTGGAAAGATGGTCTCTGGTGACTCCAAGCAATCAGGTGCTGAATACACTCACGGTCGTAGAGTCAAGGCAGCAAACCCTGGTATGCAACCTGATGTAGGTGGTAAGACCAAACCAAAGTCTCAGGGTAAAATGGATCGTGGCACCCGTGCTGATCTTGAGTACCGTAAAGCAAACTTGAAGAAAAATGTTGATGAAGCAGCACAGTCTCAAGAAGATAAAGTTAGGTTGCAAAATGAAAAGAAGAAGCAAATTCTTCTAAGATTGCAGCAAGAAATTCTGAGGAAGAAAAAGTCTGGGCAATTGCCTGGAGGAACTGCTATGGAATCTGCAGAACTTGATGAAAGAACACGTTATGCTAAGGAAACTGGTAAGGATTACACTACTGGTAAACCTTCAGTGAAAGGTGGAGAAGAACCACCTGCAGCAATGAAGCATCTTCAGAAAAAATTCAGAGACACTGGTGGTATGATGTCTTCTAGAAAGAAGCCAATTCAACCTCAGGGACAGAAGAAAACTCCTGGCAAAAAAGGTTATCAGGGTGTAACTCCTGTTGATAAAATTAAAGGACAACTTGCTAAGAAGAGAGCACCAAAACCAGATCCATATGGTTATGGTCAAGGTCGTTATCAAGGAGACTGATTATGCCAGCAGTATCTAAAGCACAACAACGGTTTATGGGAATGGTCCATGCCGTAAAGAAGGGGGAGATGGAAGCACCTTCCCCAGAAGTTGCTAAAGCAGCAGCATCTATGAAGAAAAAAGATTCTAAAGATTTTGCATCAACTAAACATAAAGGTCTTCCTGAAAAGAAAAAGGTTGAGGAAAAAATTGATCTAACTGATCGCAAACAAATGCGTCGTCTTGCTGATACTGACCGAAGAAATCGTGAACAAGATCTTCGCATGAAACATGGTAAAAAATGGAGAGAGTTTACTCAAGACGTTGAACGAGTAAGAAGTAAGGGTAAAGGTATCCGTGGAACTCACAAAGGAAAGTGGGGAACATTCAATAAAGGTGTTTTTACACCAGATAATTGATATATAGAATATACCCTAATTGAGGTTTATCATGCTCGCATTCCTACTACCACTCGCATCAAAGATCATTAGAGACGCAGTTGCCAACATTCCTGATAATGAGGAATTAGGTGAGAAACTAGTTGAAGTTTGTTTAGTAATTCTTAAAAAAGCAGTTACTCTAACTAAAACTGATATGGATGATCAACTACTTGCTGTAGTTGAAAAGGCAATTCTCGCAAGAGAAGAAGCACCTGCTGAGTGATTATAAATAAAAAAATAAATGATTAGGAGATCATTTTGTGGTCTCCTTTTTTTATAAATATCTAATAGCAAATGTATTCAAAGGAAAAGACACATGGCACTTTGGGGTAATAGTGACAATGTAACATCTGCTGGTATTGTAACCGTAAACTATAGCACTCGTGTCGTTGAAGGACACACCACTGCTTTTGGTCTAACAGGTTCTGCACAAGTAGGAGATGTAATTAGATTTGGTATCAAGGATGAAACAAATCCTGATGCAGTTTATTTTGGTGATGCTGTAATCGCAAGCATTGCAAGCAGTGAATCAATAACCATTGCTTCTACTGCTGGTCTCAGTGGTGCTGCAATCGCAGGAACAGATTTTCAAATTTCACAACTTCCTGGATCTAGTGTTCTAGACAGTCATTTTTCTGAGTATAATGATGACAAATATGACGGATCATCCCAGGTAGTTGCAACAGGAACTGCAAGCACAGATTCTCCAGTTGGATTTGCAACAATTTATCTAACTGAAGATCTAACTGCAATTGCATATCCAATCAGAACAGATTCTGATACCGTTTCTTATGCATCATCAACTACAGAATTTGTAATTAGTTCTTTGGTTGCTTCTACTGAAAACGATTCTGCAAGCACTGTTACATTAACTACTACCATGAATGTGGGAGTTAATACTGGAGATAAGATTACCTTTACTGGTGTTAGAGGTGCTTATGATACCTATGTTTATGGTGCTGCTAAGCAAGGAATTCAGGCAGCAGCAGGAACTCAGTATGAAGCAGGTGTAGGTTGGGTTGGTGTTACCACATATCTTGATGCACATAACAATCTAAGAGTTAAGAAAGAAATTCTAGTTGCAATGTCTGGAATCACCACAGGTAACACCCCAATTTATGATGCAGATCCACTAAGCTGATCTAGTTAGATATGTTGTTTGATGAGTTGAATGAGGAAAATTTTTTATTATTTGCTATAAAAAATTATGAGAATCCTCAGGCTATTACAAAGGATGATTTTCATCGTGACTTGAACCACTTCAAGTATATAAAAAGGTTATTGCGTAAGTATAGGAATACTGGTGAATTGAAAGTACATTTGCTTTTGAATCATTTTATTATCTTATATAATATTTTTGATGATGCGACTACACCAATGCTTTTTTATAAACTTGAAGAGGATTTGTGGTCAACGACTAAAACATTCATTATGTTTTTGAATCGTTTGCCAGAATATCCAAAAGGTCAAATACATGAGATTAAGATTGATTCTAATGCATTAAGTGAGTTACAAATTCTTTATAACGAAAATGGATAAAGCAGACCGACTCATAAAACTTATTAGAGAAATGATGGCAGTCGGTGCTGGTGGTTTTACTGGTTCCTCTCCTGCAGAAGGACCAACCGCAGGATACGATCCTCTGATAAAATTTCAGAGACGTGGAAAAACTGATTATAGAAAAGTCCCAAAGACTTATAAGAAGTGGGTAAAATCATTAGAAAAGAGCAATGCTAGGTCTAGGAAAACTTCAGGTTCTTGAATCAAAATTAGGAATTTACGAAGACTTGTCCAAAGAAATGTTGGCCAAGTTGGAGGCTGCTGTTTCTTCTATTCAGGAGAATACAAATAAAACTGCTATTATCCTAGAACGTCATGAGAATAGGCTTGATGAAGGTGATAAAGCAAACCAGGCAATCATACAGATGATTAAGGACCATCAGAAGTATGACGATAGGATGTTCAATAATATTGAAGAGAAAATGAGCAACCTTGAGAAAAAGGTTGAAAAGAATGGAAGATTTGTTATTGGTGCCACTGCTGTCATTGCCACAATCGTAACAGCATTACAAGTATTGCCACCCGTCATAAAAGTCTTGACAGACTCTTCCAACACGAGTATGATGCCTAAAGCAGAACTCGTGTCTTTCGTTCATGGATCTAATTGATACTAAATATGTAAATCTAGTTTCTGCCAGATTACAAAAATTTAAAAGAGTAAAGAATAATCTTTATAACTTCAGATGCCCAATTTGTGGGGATTCGCAAAAGAATAAGAACAAAGCAAGGGGTTATCTTTATTCTGTAAAAAATAATACCAACTTCAAGTGTCATAATTGTGGGGCAAGTTTGTCTCTCAATAATTTCTTGAAGCATCTAGACACAAACCTTCATCGGGAGTATTGTCTAGATAAATTTAAAGACGGTCACACTGGTCGTAATTTTGTAGTAGATGAACCTGAATTTGTTTTTGAGAAACCTAAGTTTGCACAGAGGATCGTTCTTCCTCTATGCAGTGAGGTGGAAGTTGCTAGAACCTATCTTCAAAATCGTAAGATCGATCCCACCAAATTTTATTATGCAGAAAACTTTGATGAGTTTGTGCGAACGTTTGAGGGTGTGGATTACGGGTATATGGGTAAAGAGCCTAGAATCATCATCCCGTTATATTGCGACAAAGATCTCATCGGATTCCAAGGCAGAAGTCTAAATTCCAAATCTATTAAATATATTACTGTAATGCTTAAGGAGGGAGCACCGAAGATATATGGACTTGATAACATCAGAAAAGACACTAGAGTCTACATTACAGAAGGACCTTTCGACAGCACATTTATTTCAAACTCGATTGCTATGTGTGGAGCTGATCTTGATATCAGTAATTGGGGGATTGGCAATCCTGTTTGGATCTATGACAACGAACCACGTAATAGAGAGATCCTCAACCGAATTAATAAGACAATCGATAGTGGGGACTCCTTAGTTATTTGGCCATCGCACATTAGGGAAAAGGACATAAATGATATGGTCCTTGCTGGACATGATGTCCAAAATCTGATAGAATTAAATACTTACTCTGGTTTAGAAGCAAAACTTAAATTTACCACCTGGAAGAAAATATGAGTAACGGAATTAAAGTACAAAAGAGAAGTGGTTCTGTTGAACCAATTGATCTTGAGAAGATGCATAAGATGGTTGAGGCTGCTTGTGAGGGTCTCTCGGGAGTCTCTGCAAGTCAGGTTGAGATTCAATCTGGCATTCAGTTTTATGATGGAATTTCGACATCAGAGATTCAAGAAATTCTGATTCGTTCTGCTTCTGACCTTATTGATTTGGAGCATCCAAATTATCAATATGTTGCTGCACGACTACTTCTCTTTGCACTTAGGAAGAATCTAGCAGTTAGGTTTAAGAGGGATCCAAGTCTGCTTGAGCAGATTGAATTTGGAATTTCAAATAATGTTTATGATAAAGAAATTTTAGAGAAGTATACTACTGAAGAACTTGAGAAGGTAAATACTTTCATCTATCACGATCGTGACTATCTCTTTACATATGCTGGATTGCGGCAAGTTGTAGATAAATATCTTGTACAGGATAGAAGCAGTGGTGACGTATACGAAACACCACAGTTTATGTACGTGTTGATTGCACTTACTATCTTTGCTGAGTATCCTAAAGAGACACGACTCTCTTATGTCAAGAGGTATTATGACGCAATCTCAAAGCACAAGATCAACATCCCAACACCAATCATGGCGGGAGTGCGGACACCACTTCGTCAATTTGCATCTTGCGTTCTCGTTGATGTTGATGACACCCTCGATAGTATCTTTAGCAGTGATATGGCTATTGGCCGATACGTTGCACAGAGGGCTGGTATCGGCATCAACGCAGGCAGAATCCGTGGCATCAACAGTAAGATCCGAGGTGGAGAGGTACAACACACAGGCGTGGTCCCCTTCCTTAAAAAGTTTGAATCAACTGTACGATGCTGCACACAAAACGGTATCCGAGGTGGTTCTGCTACAGTTCACTTTCCTATCTGGCACCAAGAAATAGAAGATATTCTAGTTCTTAAGAACAACAAAGGAACCGAAGATAACCGTGTTCGTAAACTAGATTATTCTATTCAAGTAAGCAAACTCTTCTATGAACGATTCATTCAAGACAGAGAAATCTCACTATTCTCTCCTCACGACGTTCCAGGTCTGTATGATGCTTTTGGTCTTGATGGATTTGACGAGTTGTATGTGGCTTATGAACGAACTGAGTCTGTTCCAAGAAAGACTATCCGAGCTCAAGAACTCTTTTTGGATCTTCTAAAAGAACGTGCCGAGACTGGTCGTGTTTACATCATGAACATTGATCACTGTAATGAGCACTCTTCTTTCAAAGATAAGGTTTATATGAGTAACCTTTGCCAAGAGATTACTCTCCCAACGAAACCACTTCAGCACATTGATAAGGAAGGTGAGATTGCTCTATGCATCCTTTCTGCTATTAATGTTGGCAAAGTTAAATCTGATGTTGAACTAGAGAATCTTTGTGATCTTTCTGTCCGTGGTCTAGAAGAACTCATTGACTATCAGAAGTATCCTATCATTGCCGCAGAGGTTGCTACAAAGGCACGTAGGTCCCTTGGAATTGGTTTTATTGGTCTTGCCCACTATCTTGCCAAACTTGGATTTAACTATGGTGATCAAGAGGCATGGGATGCAGTTCATGGTTTAACTGAGTCATTCCAGTATTATCTTCTCAAAGCATCAAATGAGATTGCAAAAGAGAAGGGTGCTTGCGATTATTTCCATCGTACTAAGTATGCTGATGGTATTCTTCCTATCGATACATACAAGAAGGATGTCGATGAGATTACCACTCAGGAGTTAGTACATGATTGGGATTCTCTACGGAATTCTATCAAAGAGTTCGGACTACGACACAGTACATTGTCCGCACAAATGCCATCAGAGAGCAGTTCCGTTGTGTCAAACGCAACCAATGGAATCGAACCACCCCGTGACTTCTTGTCCGTTAAGAAATCTAAAAAAGGACCCCTTAAGCAGATTGTTCCGCAGTATAATTCCCTGAAGAACAACTACACTCTATTGTGGGAAATGCCTGACAATAAAGGTTACATAAATGTAGTGTCTGTCATGCAAAAGTTCTTTGATCAAGCCATATCTGGTAACTGGAGTTACAATCCAGAGAATTATCCCAATAATGAAGTGCCAGTTTCGGTCATGGCAAATGATCTATTAACTACATATAAGTACGGGTGGAAAACATCATATTATCAGAACACTTATGATAACAAGACCGATGAGGTTCTAGATGATAAGCAATCACAACTAGATGCACTAGTAGCAGAATTAAGTCAAGCCGAGGAGGGAGAGTGTGAATCCTGTGCAGTTTAAACTTTCAGAAGAAAAGCAGATTGATGGAATGACCGTATTCAATACGGAAAATGTGGATACCAAAAAGCAACCAATGTTTTTTGGTAAACCACTTGGTGTACAAAGATATGATTCATACAAGTATCCTATTTTTGACAAATTAACTACCCAACAACTTGGGTATTTCTGGAGACCAGAAGAAGTTTCATTACAGAAAGATCGTGGGGATTATCAAACACTTCGTCCTGAACAAAAGCATATCTATACAAGTAACCTCAAGTATCAGATTATGCTTGACTCCGTACAAGGGCGTGGTCCTGGGATGGCTTTTATACCTTATTGCAGTCTACCCGAGTTAGAAGCATGTATGGAAGTCTGGGGATTTATGGAGATGATCCATAGTCGTTCCTATACATACATCATTAAGAATGTCTATTCCGATCCTTCAGAGGTATTTGATAAGATCGTCACTGATGAACGCATTCTAGAACGTTCTAGGAGTGTTACACAGGCATATGATGATTTCATCAATAGTGCTCAAACATGGGGCAATGGCAACATGTGGAAGGAAGACTATCGTGATACTTACACATCGCAGGAAGCAATTAAAGATGTCAAACGTAAACTCTACAGAGCAGTTGCAAACGTTAATGTTCTTGAGGGTATTCGGTTCTACGTTAGTTTTGCTTGTTCTTTCGCCTTTGGTGAACTCAAACTCATGGAAGGCAGTGCAAAAATCGTATCTCTCATCGCAAGAGACGAAAATCAGCATTTAGCAATTACTCAAAATATTTTGAACAAGTGGAAGTCTGGAGATGATCCAGAGATGAAAGAGATTGCTAAGGAAGAAGAAGAATGGACTTATGCTTTGTTTGACAATGCAGTCAATGAAGAAAAGAAATGGGCAGAGTATCTGTTCAAAGATGGTTCTATGATTGGTCTAAATGATAAACTACTCAAGAATTATGTTGAGTGGGTTGCAAATCGTCGCATGAAGTCCATTGGTCTCAAACCTGTGTATGATATTGCTGCCAAAGCAAATCCACTACCATGGACCGAGCACTGGATCTCCTCCAAAGGACTCCAGGTGGCACCACAAGAGACGGAAGTTGAGTCTTATGTGGTAGGTGGCATCAAGCAAGATGTCAAGGCAGATACGTTCTCAGGATTTAAACTATGATGGAACAGTGGGCAATTAAATTAATGGCAGACACTAATACAGAATTGTCTGATGAAGATCTGAGATTACTTAGATATGGACCACAACCTTGGTTGCCTCATGAAGTTTTGAGATATAACCTTTTAAAACTTAAAGTCAAGAAGGACTAAGGTCCTTCTTTTTTTGTCTAAATATGCTAGACTATGGCATATATGAATGGTCGATTATGAAAACCCGTGGACCTATTTGGAGAGACCTTTTACTTCTGATGATGTTCTGGACAACTTTGGTTTTGTTTATCTCATTACCAATCTCACAAACCAACGACAGTACATTGGGAGAAAGTATTTTTGGTCGTTTAGAACCCCAAAAGGAAAGAAACGAAAAGTCAAACAGGAGAGTGATTGGAAGCGGTATTACGGATCATGTCCAGAACTGAAAGAGGACATAGAAAAGTTAGGTAAGGATAAATTTAAGAGAGAAATATTATCCTTACATAAAACAAAAGGAAGAACAAACTTTGAAGAGACACGTCAATTGTTTCTTAACAATGTTCTCACAGAATCTCTTAACGGAGAACCAGCATACTACAATAGTAATATTTTAAGTCGTTACTTTAGAAAAGATTATTATGGAGACACTTGATAAGTTATATAAGTATTGTTCAGAACACAATCCAGATTGTGAAGTATCTGATTATAACAACCATGTAGTCCGTGTAAAAAATATTTTTAAGTATCCAGAAAAGATGCTTAAATTTCAATCTCTCCTTGGAAAATGGGAATCATGTCACTGTGCCAAACCAGGCATTCAGTCCATGAAACTTCCTTATTGGACAGGAACAGAAATTGCTACTAACGTATTAAATTTGGAGCAAAAGTTTGACGAATTTAGAACTGAGATTGAATTTTATTACTTCTATTATAACAACACTGGATTAGATGCAAATCTGCATGATCTTAGGACAAATAATTGCAATCTTCCGCACACAGATCCTGGTGATAAACGTGACCAGATCAATTTAATTGGATTGGTAAACTTAAATAAAAGACCAGTTAAAACTGGATTCTGGGAGTTTAAAGGAAAACTGACAGAAGATACTGAGAAATTTGCTGACGAATACAATGAGTATTGTAATACTATAAATTATGATAATTATCATGAGAAAATTAATAATGGAATATTAGATAATGTTTTCAATGTTGAATATGGATTTAATGAGGCAATCTTTTATAACTCCATATCATTTCATCAACCAATCATTGATAAATATTACACAAGAGAGAGTCCAAGAATCATGATGAGACTGTCCTACATACTTGACGAGGGGGTGAAGGAGTGGTAATATATGGGAGTCAACGAGGCAAGCATGGAAGACCAAGTAATCGATTCAGTTTGTGAAATTATTGAATGGTCTAAAGAACGTTTGATGAATGAAGAACTTGAATGGGAAGATGCTGCATCAATTGCCATGGAGTTCCGAGAGTGGTTAGATGCAGACGAAATTGATCTCCTCTACCTTGACAAAATAGATTAAACAGTCTATAATTCTTTTATTGGTTCAGTAGCTCAGTGGATTAGAGCAACCGCCTTCTAAGCGGTCGGTCGTAGGTTCAAATCCTACCTGAATCGTCGGGAAGTAATTCTTCCCATATTTGCAAAATCAAATGCTTCCTTACAATCTTCAAGAAACCTATCAGATTACTCCAAATGCAGAAGCAGCAGAGTTTATCCAAGCAGAAGTTCAAAACTATTTTAGTTATGAACAAAAATCTAAAAGAGAAAAGTATGCTGATGTATGGGTTTCTAAAACAGAAGGTCTCAATGTAAAAACTGATAACCTTCTCTCTCAACAAAACAAAGGTCGTCTTTGCACTGCCGAAGTCAACCAATGGTTGAGAGATCCAAACAATAATCTTAAATTCTTGTTTATTGAATATAAGAATGAAGATGGACTTCTTACTTTAATGTCAACTAAAGAAGTTTATATTGAAGAAGTAGTTTATGAAATCTCTAACCAGGGTCGTGGTCTTCTACAACCCAAACGAACTTCCGAAGGAAAAGTTATTCTCCGAGATCGTATTAGTAGAGATGAATGGATTGCAGAGTTCAAAGTTAAGTATTCTGATTTTGTAGATAAACAAATAGCACGATTTGAAAAATATAAATCAGATTGGTGCTAGTTTTTCTTATGGACAAACTTGATAGTTATGAATTTGGTGGACGACCTGCTTCATCAATAAATCTTCTTCTACTCATAAGTGAGATGGAAGGTACTTACCAACATCTCAAGTATATGGGATTTGAAGAAGATATGAATACTATCGAAGAAATGAAGAAGAGATATTATAAACTCTACTTCAAAACAAAGAAAGAAGAAAACAATCCCAAGTAGCTCAGTGGCAGAGCAGGTGACTGTTAATCACTCGGTCGCAGGTTCAAATCCTGCCTTGGGAGTAACGGACTGGAATACATCCGTGCTCACATCTCCGAGAGAAAAAAAGAATCGGAAAATCAACCCATGTGAGAGAGAGGTGGGATCCCTCTTGAGCCCGTCAGTGCTATTCTGCAGGATAGCATTGACGTATTATTATTGCCTCCGTAGCTCAGCTGGTAGAGCAGGTCTTTTGTAAAGATCAGGTCGCAGGTTCAAGTCCTGTCAGAGGCTCCTTGCGGAATTAGTTCAGTGGTAGAACGTCAGCCTTCCAAGCTGAATGTCAGGGGTTCAAATCCCCTATTCCGCTCTTAATAAAGATTTTAGACTTTTTCTGATAAATAGTAACTTAGTCATGAAGAAAAGAAAGTTGAAGAAACTCATTCAAAAACCTCTGAGGTTTCATCACCAAGATATTCATGAGGAGTTGGATCAGATTAAGGAGATGTTGAATCATGTTATCTGTCAGATGCAAAATTTGCAATGTAGAATTGACCAGTACGAGCAAGACTCAGTGCTGCGGGTGCCAGAATCAAATGGTTCTGAAGGATGATAAAGTTGCTGCAAATGATTTGGGTAACGTTTTAATAACAAAGTCTGAAACTGGTATTAAAAATACCAGCAAACTATCAAAGTATGACTTAGAATATCAGGAGAACCGCAGAAAGAGAAAGGTTCGTAAACTTGACTTTGAGGTTAGATAGTGTATAGTTCAACATACCTAATTCTAATAGTTTTTATTGCATTAGTTGCAATTGGGGGATACGAATCAACTTTAAGGTTGATCCGATTTATTGACATATCAATGAGATATGAAATCGTTAAAGTACGAATGTGGTTCCTAAAGAAAAAACTAGAAAAAGAATTAAACCTACCACCAAAAGACTGGAGCGATTTCAATGGAAAGCACTAAGACCTGCCCAAAATGTGGAGCAACCTGGATCAATGGAGAACATTACTGGGCAACAGGTAAGAAGGGAAATGAAGATGATCTTGCTGGTCTAGTGTGCAACAAACTGGGAGATGATACTTGCATAAATCCAAAGAAAGGATCTGATGCAGGAGATACTTGGGCAAAAAGACTTGGATATCTAGAGGGTGCCACAGAGTCTAGAAAGAAAATGCTAAATGATCTAAATGATCAACTGGAGGAATAATGTCTACAGGAAGATTGACAAAGATTGATATAGAAGCAAGAGTTTACAAATTAAAAAATGATATTCTTGATGGTAAATATGATGGTGCAAGTGAAGATTGGATAAATGGAGCACATTATACTTTAAATCAAGTTCTAGACATTATAAACGAATATCGACTTTGATGAACTCAGACGAAAAAAGAGAGTTTTATAAATCCCTCAGAGAGAGAATCCATCAATTAAGAATGGGGCATCTCTTTGAGGAACCTTGCCCATTATATGAACCAGAGTGGGATGAAGATCTTTGGGATTGTCGTCTTACTTATGATCATGATGAGGAAGAAGAGGACGATTAAAACTCTTATAAATATTTGGGAAGCATAAAGTTGTTCCCAAATGGAAAGAAAGTGTAGAGAGTGTGGTTCTGTTCACCTATTGACTAATTATCCAAAAGCTAGTATGGTTAAGGGAGTTCAATACTATCGACATCTCTGCACAACCTGTTATTCAAAACAGAAGATAAATAAATCACAAGATCGGATGGAAAAGTTCAGGGAATATAAGAAGACCCTGAAATGTAATCGTTGTGGATATGATGATTACAGGGCACTACAATTCCACCACACAGATGACAATAAAGAGGGAACACCCTCAGTCATTGCCAGACATAAGTCTTGGGATAATGTGATGGAAGAACTGAACAAGTGTGAGGTTCTATGTGCAAACTGCCATCAGATTGAACATTACGGAACGTAGCTCAATTTGGTAGAGCACTCGGTTTGGGACCGAGCGGTTGAAGGTTCAAATCCTTTCGTTCCGATTGCCCCACTGGGCACAATTATCTTTTGGTGAATATGGAAAAAGTTGTAGAGAGCACTGAAGGCAAGACAAAGACAGATGAAGAAGTGGCACAGGAAGAAGTAGACGAGGAGTATCTTGAGTGGTATCATACACATAATCAGGGGTCCTGATCCCACTGCTCCTTTAGCAATCTGGTGAATGCACCGAACTCATAATTCGGCTAAGGTGAGTTCGATCCTCACAAGGAGCATTGGAGTTGACAAACAACTCCTTTTCCACTATACTTTCTAAGTAATCTACACAAGACAATGACTATCACGGGTAAGTTCAAGAAGGACATTCAAACCCTTCGTGCTGCTGCAAATGGTGAAATTTTCTTGGACGTAAAAAATCCAAAACTGTTTAAAAAAGTTCGTCGTTATTATGAAAACACAGGTGTTGTTTTCTCTGGTGATCCTCTTGATGATTATGAAATTATGATGGAGTATCTTTACAACGATCTTGAGACTGCTGAGGTAGCATGAACGATTTAGATCCCAAGTCTGTTGCATCAACTAAGACTATTATTATTCATGAACGATTTCCTTATCGGTTCGTTCAGAGAGGTCACATTCAATTGAACGGAAACCCCGATTTCCGTATGCAAAAAGCAAATGAGTATACTAAAAAATACTCTGATGTTTATTTGTTTGATAATGGAGATCAAATGCTTCTTGCCATTGAAGACATTGAATATGCAAAATGGTTAGATCCCGATAGAGTTCCCTGTTATGTCAAAGATTCAAACAGTAATTATTGATAATTATCTTCCAGAAGAAGAGTTTTCTCGTCTAAAAAAGGAAACTTTGGAAGAAATGGGTACAAGTATTATGCACCCATCTTTTTATGATTTAAAAACTACTGTAGATCATCCCTATATTAATATTGCTGACATTATGCTTAATGCGGCAAGTGAATATTATGATCTTGAATCAATTGTAGGTTATGAGATCTGGACTCATAATAATACTCGTCCTGGAGGTAGACATACTGACAAAGACGATATGTATTATGAGATAACAGGTAAAGAAAGACACCCTGTTTGTACAATTGTTTACTATCTAAATGTAGATCACTTTCTTAAAGATGGTCGTTTAAAGTTGGATAATATTGCAACAATTGTACCAAAAGAAAACAGGGTTGTCATTTTTCCTCCTGGGGTCTGGCATGAAGTTGAAAAATATGAAGGTGATCGAGTATCTATAGTTATGAATCCTTGGAATACTCCAGTTTATACTGATCCAGACGATATTCCAGAGGAAGAACAAAAAGCATTTTGGGGAGACATGGAGAGTCTTTAAAAACCCTGGTCGGAGCAATTTTTACTCCTTAGTCACGGATGGACTTTAACAGTACTGGTGGAGTCAAGTATGACCCTGTTAGGTTTCTTGCTTCCTCAAAAAGCAAGTGGTGCGGATGGAGGAAACTCCCGTCTGGTTTCCAATTTCCAGAAAAAGAATTGGTGGCGAGCCTGCAAGACCCTGGGGGATTTGATCCCCCTTTTTTATTCTAAATATAAAAAGACGTTCATTTAAAACTATGGCAACACGTAAGAGAACTACATCTGAGTCTGGTGCATATATGTCCCAGTATGATACTGAGGTAGAAAAGAGACTACAAGCACTGGAAGCAGAAGCACATACGAAACCAACTGGTGCTACACAAGCAAAGGTAGATGCAAGACTAGATGCTCTAGAAGCAAAAGCACACACACCTTGCGGAGGTGGTGGTAAGTCTGCTAAAGTAAATGCAGCAGCACTTCCTGCACTTGCTCCAAGAAAGACCTCTTCTCCAACTGTAAGACTTGATGCAATTGAAGCAAGACTTGAGGCACTAATTGCACAACTTTCCTGATGACTTATGTCAATTGAATTGATTCCTTTATTTTCTGTCCCTGTTATTAAATTTAAGTTTAGCAAGCACAATAATTACAACTTCCCAACCATTGAGAGGCAAGAACGCATTCCCGATGGTTGGGAAGTTTCGCTTAATAGTTCTTATCCATGCATTGAAGATAATGATCCATATATCTTCCCAGAAACTAGGGATTGCATAGAACGTGATCTTTTCGCAGATGTTCAAGCAGTTCTAAAACGACTAGGGGTATCTTATAAAGGTGCTTACTTTACAGACGTTTGGTATAATGTTTACCATGAAGATCAAGGACAAGAACCTCACGATCATCTGGTAAATGCTGGAGAACCTAATGCATATTGGTCTGGAATTTACTATAATCGTGGAGCATCTCCTACAAAGTTTCATAATGCACATAGATATATGAAACTTTGTATGCCACCTGATATACATCCAGATTCAGCCATTGGTGAAATGTATAATGATATGCATGACCAAGAAGTTGAAGATGGAGATGTGATTTTATTCCCACCTTGGTTAGTTCATGAGGTAATTCCTGATAAAACTAGGACTGATATGAGATTGACATTCACTTTTAATGTAGGTTATAATCATGAGTGATACGAACAAGAAAATGAAGACAGCATTAATTACTGGTATTACTGGGCAAGATGGATCATATCTTGCCGAGTTGCTCCTTGAGAAAGGATACATGGTTCATGGTATTGTGAGGAGAGCATCTCTAATCAATACTGCTCGTATTGACCATATCTATGATCATGAACGCATTAAGTTGCATTATGGTGATCTAACTGATTCTGCTAATATCATTCACATTCTTCAGCAGACTCAACCTGATGAGATTTATAATCTTGCTGCTCAGAGTCATGTGAAAGTATCGTTTGAACTTCCTGAGTATACGGGTAATGTTGATGGTCTTGGTACACTTCGTATCCTTGAGGCAGTTCGTATTCTAGGTATGGAGAAGAAGTGCCGTATCTATCAGGCATCAACGTCTGAGATGTATGGTCTTGTTCAGGAGACTCCTCAGAGTGAAACCACACCATTCTATCCACGTTCACCTTATGGATGTGCAAAGGTTTATGCTTATTGGTTGACTAAGAACTACCGTGAATCTTATGGCATGTATGCCTGTACTGGTATTCTATTCAATCATGAGTCACCTCGCCGAGGTGAGACTTTTGTAACCCGTAAAGTTACCCGTGGTTTATCACGCATTTCTGTTGGTGAACAGAAAGTTTTGTATCTTGGCAATCTAGATGCAAAACGTGATTGGGGACATGCAAAAGATTATGTCCGTGCTATGTGGTTGATGTTACAGCAAGATGAACCTGAAGATTATGTAATTGCTACTGGTGAGCAATATTCAGTTCGTGAATTTGTAGAACGTACTGCACCATATTTTGGTATGAGTATTGAATGGCATGGTGAAGGTGAAGACGAGATTGGTATGGATAAGCATACCAAAAGGACTATCATTGCTGTAGATCCTAAATATTACCGTCCTGCTGAAGTTGAAACTCTACTTGGAGATCCAACGAAAGCAAAAGAAAAACTTGGATGGGAACCTGAAATTACTTTTGATGAATTGATTGAGGACATGTGTATCTATGGACAGTGATTCTAAAATTTACGTTGCAGGTCATAACGGACTTGTAGGATCTGCAATTGTACGAAAACTACGAGCAGAAGGATATAATAATCTTCTTTTGATTCCTAGTAGTGAATGTGATCTTCGTGACAAGGAAGCAGTAGAAAATCTATTTTCTATTCATCAACCCGATTACGTTATCCTTGCAGCTGCAAAGGTTGGTGGAATCCTTGGTAACAAACATTACAAGGGTGAGATGATCTATGACAATCTGATGATTCAGAATAATGTCATTGATACTGCATATCGTTCTGGAGTTAAGAAACTTCTTTTCCTTGGTTCTTCTTGCATCTATCCAAAGCATTGTAATCTTCCAATCAAAGAAGATTATCTAATGACTGGTTTGCTAGAACCAACTAATGACTCATATGCAGTAGCAAAGATTGCTGGAATTAAGATGTGCCAGGCATATAATGAACAGTATGGATTCAATGCCATTAGTGCAATGCCTTGCAATCTTTATGGAATTAATGATAATTTCCATCCAGAGAAGTCTCATGTTCTTCCTGGACTGATTCGTAGGTTTCATGAAGCAAAAGAGCAGAACTTACCAACAGTGACATGCTGGGGTGATGGATCACCACTTCGTGAGTTTTTATTTGTAGATGATCTAGCAGATGCTTGTGTCTATCTAATGAATAATTATCACAACTCTCAGGAGATCGTGAATGTTGGTACTGGTGATGAAATTAGTATTCGTGAACTCGCAGAAACTATTGCTGATGTAGTTGGATATGAAGGTCTCATTATGTGGGATACTGAAAAACCAAATGGTACTATGCGTAAAGTGATGGATGTGTCTCGTATCAAGTCAACAGGATGGGAACCAAAAGTAAGTATCCGTAAAGGTATTGAACTTACATATGAATGGTTCAAAGAAAATGTAGACTCAGTTCGTGGAGGTTGATAGTGTTTTTAGTTGCAACTACAAGGTCTTTACTATATGTTCGTGAAGACAATGTAATCACTCCTGTTGATCGTGGTAAAGGTCTTTATTATGGTTTAGCAAAGCACTTTGGTAAGTATTATGTTGCTTGCCGTAATAGTGATCCGACTAATACTAATAATTTTATCCCACCAGAACAGGAAGTTGGAGATATTATTGTATTAGATAATAAACTACGAGCAGAAACTATTCTTCAACCAGAAGATTTTAAATTACAAGATCTTCACGGTATTGGATTCTGGAATGGAAAACTTCTCTGCACGTCAAGTTATGGTGATTATATTGCGATCTATGATGGAGAAAGATGGGATCGTTGGCAACCAATTCCACCACGACGTAATTGTAGTTACCGAGATAGTCATCACCTAAACACAGTTTATGGAACTGACAATCGTTTGTACATCCTTGCACATAATTGGGATAACGGTAGTTTCATTCTTGAGTTTGATGGTATTGGACAACCTCCACGTCAGATCCATAGTAATATGGGTATTCAATGTCATGATTTATGGTTGCATAAAGGTGATGTTTATACTCTAAGTTCTAAGGAAGGATGTGTACGATCTACTAGTGGTTTTGTAAAAGATCTTGGTGGATGGGTCCGTGGTTTTGCCCAGGTAGACGATCATTTTTGGGTAGGTGTTTCACCAACTGCAAAGAGAAATGACAGAGCATTTGGTGATGGACTTATTCGTAAGTATGATGAGAACTGGAATCAAGTTGATGAACTTGTTCTAGAAGATGAGGGTCAAGTTTTAGCAATCCTTGATATTGGACGCAAGGCATCAAATCCACAACTAGCAATGCTATCATGAAGATTTATATTTGGGGGCACAAACTCCACGAACACACTCATAGCTACATTCATAGTTCTTATTACAAGGCATTTGAAAATCTTGGTCATGAAGTTTATTGGATTGACTCAAGAGATGATTTAAACCAGTATGATTTCAGTGATTCTATTTTCTTTACTGAAAATTCTGTAAAAAATGGAATGCCTCTCCGTAAAGATTGTAAATATATCACGCATCACATTGATACTGAATATCTAACCGATGCTGGTGTTCCTTATGAAAATGTTCTTAGGTTGGGAAATTATCTACCTAGTCTAGAGATTCATGAGAAAGTAGATCATCTTGCATATTGGGATCAGTCTACTCGTACTTTGTATCAAACTTGGGGAACAGATCTACTTCCTCACGAAATTGATGAAGATAATCCTGCAAGGTTTAACTGGAGCAATAAAGATTTGCATTATGTTGGAATGCTTTATGAGCAAGGACCTTGGTGGGCACAATCTTTTGCAGATATTATTCATGAAAAGAATAAAGTATCATTCAGAGTTTTTACTCAGAATGCATCTGATGAAGAGAATAGAAATCTAATCAGAACTTCGTTCTTATGTCCTGACTTTAGAAGTGATTGGCACTTGCAATGTGGATATATTCCGTGTAGAATATTCAAGAATATAAGTTATGGTAGGATCACAGGAACAAACTCACCATTTGTAAAACGTGCATTTGGTGATTATGTTGCATATGGTGGAACACCAGATACATTATATGATAATCTTCTACATGCAGATATGAATGGGAAGATTGATATTAGAGAAGCAATGCTTTTTGTAAAAGAAAATCATACCTTTGTTAACAGAGTCAATAATATTCTGAAGTTCTTATGATCGGTTTTAATCACCTTGGCCAGCACGGAAGACTTGGCAATCAAATGTTTCAATATGCTGCACTACGTGGTATTGCTGCAGCACGTGGATATGACTTTGCAATTCCTCAATCTAATTTTGAAGATGAGTGGAAAGATCATCAATTATTTGAAACCTTTAAGATGCCTCACAGTAAAAACCGTGGGTATCAACTACAACCACAGTATTATCAAGAGAAGCAATTTCACTATGATCAGACATATGTAGATAATTGTCCAGATCAAGTATGTCTATTTGGATATTTTCAAACAGAACGGTACTTTGAGCACATTGCTGATAGTATTCGTGAAGACTTCACTTTTAAAGATTATATCGTAGAAACTTGTCAAGGTTTTATTGATCAAGTAAACAATCCTATCGCACTTCATGTTCGTAGGACTGATTATGTTACTAAATCAAAGGATCATCCACCTTGTGGTCTTGAATATTATCAAAAAGCATTGACACAATTTAAGAATACTAGAAATGTAATTGTATTTTCGGATGATCCAGAGTGGTGTAAGCAGCAAGAACTATTTGAATCTGATAGGTTCCTAATTGCTGAGGGTAATGATAATCGTTATGATATGTGTCTGATTTCAATGTGTGACGATTTTATCATTGCAAACTCATCTTTCTCATGGTGGGGTGCCTGGTTAGCAAATCGTGGAACTGTAATTGCACCTTCTCGTTGGTTTGGTGATGATGGATACACTTCAAAAAATGATACCCGTGATATTATTCCTAGTAGATGGTGGAAACTATGATTGATCTATCCGTTGCTATTCCTACCTATGAAATGGGTGGTGTAGGACCAGACTACCTCAGAGAACTATTTGCAAGTATTGCAAAGCAAACATTCAAAAACTTTGAAGTTTGTATCTCAGATCATTCTAAGGATGATTCTACTCTAGAAGTATGTGAAGAGTATTCTCAAGATTTCACTATTCAATACTTCAAAAATGTAGAGGATCGTGGTAATGGACCAGCTAATACAAACTCAGCAGTTGAGATGTGTTCTGGTCAATATACCAAACTTATTTTCTCTGATGATTTATTCATCAATGATAATGCTTTTGAATTAATTGTTAGGACCTTTGATGCTACTGATTGTGATTGGTTGTTCAATGGTTTTAAACATACTTCTGATGGGAGAAACTTTGTAAGACCAATGGTTCCTCGTTGGACTGATATGATGTTGGAGGGTAGAAATCTCCTTGGTTCTCCTTCTTGTGTTGCCTTTAAGACTGATAAATTTGTGGGATTTGATTCTAAACTAAAACTACTGATGGATACCGATTTCTATCATCGGATGCGTTGTGAGAATGGTGCTCCTGGATTGATTGAAGATTATCTTATTGCTAATCGTGAGCATCCGAATAGAATTAGTTCTGCCAACGTTGATTACAACTATAGGTTTGATCATCCAGAAGGATCTTGGATTGTAAATAAGGAAGAACTTGATTACGTTCTAGAGAAAAACAAAAACAATACATACCAAAATGAGAAAGATTGATCTATCTAATGCAACTTTTATCGTCCCTATCAGATTAGAATCTGAGGATCGATTGCGAAATGTAATTACAAGTTTGTGTTATATTCTTGCAAACTTCAAAACAAACGTAATAGTTCATGAAGTTGATTCCGAGTCTGTGTTTGCAGAAAGTGCTCTGCCACAGATTACGGAATTTCTTGATGGAGATGTAGAAGGTCTTAAGCATATTTTTGAAGAATCTGATTCACCATCATTTCATAGACAGAGAGTTCTCAATGATATGATTATGATGTCAACTACTAAAGTAGTTGTGAATTATGATTGTGATATTATTCTTCCTAGGGAGACGTATCAACATGCATATGAGATTATTAATAATGACCATGCAGATGTAATCTATCCTTATGGTGATGGCAATTGGCAATATCAGGTTTTTGCTGATGATGAATTGGTTACGGAATTCCTTACCAATGAATTCGACGTTAGAATCCTAAATAAGAAATCAAAAGTCTATATGTCCAAATATGGATTTTGTCAATTCTTCAATAGAGATGTCTACATTGAAGGTGGATTAGAGAATGAAAACTTCGTAGCATATGCTCCAGAAGATGTAGAAAGATATCATAGATTTACAACTCTTGGTTATAGGGTTGGCAGAGTTCCTGATTGGGTGTATCATTTGGAACATGCCAGAACTCCAAATTCATGGGTCAATAATCCACACATGCAAAAGAATAATGCAGAGTGGGAAAATATACAAAAGATGTCACCCGTTGAGTTAAGAGAGTATATCACTAGTCAGGAGTATTACAAAAAAAGGTTATGTCAGATAAAAGAATCGCAGTAATTACGTCATCAATCGGATCTAATCAACTGATTAGTCCACAAAAATGGATGCATAAAGTTGATTATCATGCCTTTGTAGAGCCACAATATCTGCATATTGGTGATATGTGGATTCGTCATGAGTATATCAGTTTCTCTTTAGATCCAAAGTATAAGAACAGAAGGGATGCGAAGATCTATAAAGTTTGTCCTCATCTGTTTGTACCTGGTTATGAGTATTATATTTGGATGGACTCTACACATATCTTAGAAGCAGATCCTGAAGAATTGATTGAAAAATACTTGAAAGGATCTGACATTGCTGTATTTAAACATCCAGAAAGAGATTGTGTTTATGAAGAAGGTAATCTTGTAAAACAAATTGGATTTGATCATCCTAACTTAGTAGAAGATCAACTTGACTTCTATAGAGAGATGGGTTATCCTTATCATAATGGGTTGTATGAACTTCCCGTTAGAGTGCAAAGAAATAATGAACGGACACAGCAACTTGGTTTAATGTGGTGGGAACAGATTTGCATGTTCTCTTCAAGAGATCAAATTAGTTTCCCGTTTGTTTGTCATCAACTAAATATCAAACCAAATATCATTCCTGGGAGAGCAAACACTATCCGAGGAAATGATTTTATTCCACAAGTAGTCAGTTCTCATCATAGCCGAGTTGGATAATGTGTAGTTTTCTTTTTACTGATGTTGATGTAAATGATTTTGATTACACAAATCATTACATGAGATTTCGTGGTCCTGATGCCACAAATAGTATTCAAGTTAATGAGTACACAATTGCTCATAATATTCTCTCAATTACTGGAGAGTTTACACCACAACCGTTTGTAGATCATGATGACGAGATTGTATGTGTCTATAACGGACAGATCTATAATTATGATGACTTTGGTGACTTTGGGTCTGATGGTGAATGCATTATTCCAACATATAAAAAGTTTGGTGAACGTGCATTTGTTACACTAGATGGTGAATTTGCTATCGTCCTAGCAGATTTTAAAAACAATCGTTTGCATCTTGTTACTGATCCCTTCGCAACCAAACCATTATGGTATGGTATTGAAGCTGGTCGTATTGCTGTAGCAAGTTATGAGTCTGCTGTTAAATCATTGGGAATCAAAGCAACTAAGTTAGAAGCAAATACTATTCTAACTCTTGAACTTGATTCAAAGGCATTTGTAAATTCTATCAGAACATATGAGTTTGTTCTGCATCAATTTAATGATTCTTTTGATGGATGGATTCGTGCATTTGAAGAATCTGTTCGTAAGAGAACCAGAGGTATTCGTGAGAAAGTATTCATTGGGTTGTCCAGTGGATATGATAGTGGTGGAATTGCTTGTGAACTGAATAAGCAGAACGTTCCTTACAAAGCATATACAGTTGTTGGTCATGAGGACCAGGATGTGCTTCGTAAGAGATATGAAATGTTTAATTCAAATTCTTGTGGTGTACATCTTCAAGATAATCGTTGGGCATACAAAGATTACATTAATAAAAATGTAGAAGAGTTTAAGTATCGTATCTACTCTTCTAGTAGTGATTACAATGAGTTCAATACTAGACTGCAGGATGACAATGGATCTTGTGGTCTTTCTATGATTTGTGACAATGCTCGCAAAGAAGGACATAAGATCTATCTCTCAGGGTCTGGGTCGGATGAAATCTTCTCTGACTATGGATTTAATGGTGAGAAGAAGTTCCTGCATAGTAATTTTGGTGGACTGTTCCCTGAAGATTTGGCAACTATCTTCCCTTGGGCTTCATTTTATGGAAGCACTATGGTATCATATCTTGCGAAGGAAGAGTATGTTGCTGGTTCCTATGGTATAGAAACACGTTATCCATATTTGGATAAATACGTCGTACAAGAATTCCTGTCACTGACTCATACATTAAAGAATTCAAAGTATAAGTCTGTGCTTGATGAGTATCTGACTAGATCAAATTATCCATTTGAAAAAAATATTAAGAGAGGTTTTTGATGTCGTCCACATTATCTAAAGAAGTTCTTCTAAAGCATAAGAAGAATAATGTATTTGTAGAAACAGGAACACTTTGGGGTGATGGAGTCGCAGTTGCTCTAGAGTGTGGTTACGATAAGGTCATTAGTATAGAGATTGACCCCGATCGAGTCGCAGCAAACTCTGAAAGGTTTGCTGACGAGATTGCAGAGGGTCGTGTGGAATTGGTTGAGGGTGACACCTTTGATGTCTTTGAGGGCATTGTGGAGGGTCTTGAGGAACCAGCAACGTTCTGGTTAGATGCTCACTGGGATAATGATGGAGCACCAATCGGTGAGTACAAGTGCCCACTTCCATTTGAACTTGATACGATTGCAAAGAGTGATATCAGAACTCATACTTTGATGATTGATGATCGTAGACTATTTGGTGATCAAGGAAGCACTTGGGGTAATACTATTGATGAGAGTGCAATCTATGAGCAGATAACTGCGATTAATGGATCCTACTTCATTGCATATGAAGATGGTCACGTAGAGAATGATGTTATTGTTGCCTCTTGCTAATTATGAATTACAATGTGTTTACTACGGCTAACAAGTCGTACTTTCCTTTTGTTGATGTACTTGTAAATTCTTTAACCGAGAATTGCCCAAATCTCAAACGAATTTATATTGCAGATTGTGGTCTCGGTGAATATCGTAAGTATCTTCAGGGTAAAGATAATGTGTCTATCATGGACACAGATGTTATTGATGAATACTCTGGTGTCCATTCTGAAGGTTGGGTAAAAGCAACTCAACAGAAGACCAGAGTTCTGAGCAAACTCCTGACTATGATGGACTTTGAAGATCCACTCATCATGATTGATAGTGATGTATGCGTCTTAGAAGATCTAGCACAGGTCATTGATAATGAGTTTGATATGCAAGTGACTACAATGAATACTGGTGGTCATACCCGTGCTGATGGAATCTTTATCAGTGAGATTGCAAGTTTCTTAGTTATCAATAATTGTGATCTTGGTAGGTCTTTTGTTCTTAATTGGATTAAGCAGATGGAAGAGTTTGCTAAAAATGGAACTCCATTCCCTCACGAAACTCCTGCACTAAATATGACCTTGCAGAATAACAATCTACTTAAAGTTGGTTATCTAAAAGAATTGGAAGTTTGTGCGGATCAAGAGTTGACTTCTAACACTATTTCTATTCACTTTAAGAGCAATGGTTCCACAAAGGACAATCCTGTGGTAAACTTTGAGAGTAGAGTTATGTCAGTCAACAATAGAACTAATAATGATCTTGAAGTTGACAAATACCTGAACGAAGAAATGTATGACCAATGGAGATCTGAATATGAAACTAACTGATATTCATACACAATTTAAGACTGATAAGGGAACTGCTCATGATTATATTCCCTACTATGAGCAGACTTTTTCTGGCCGTAGAACAGAAAAATTAAACGTTCTTGAAATTGGTGTTCTTTTTGGCGGATCACTCAAGATGTGGGAACACTACTTTGAGAACTCCAACATATATGGTGTTGAAGATTTTTCTCAACAGGATGGGCAGTGGCACTATCAATATGAACCAGTAGATGGTGATGCTGTTATGGAGGATGTTAATAGTCATGAACGGATTACACTATTCAACTTTGATTGTGAAAATCTAAATCATATTCAGGAACACTTTGGTGATCTAAAATTTGACATTATTCTTGATGATGCAAATCATAAGTTGACTCAGCAGATGAAAAACTTTGAAAATTACTTTCCATATCTAAATGATGGTGGAGTTTATATTTGCGAAGATGTTCAGACTGCAGAAACTGCTAAAGAACTTCGGGAGTTTATTTTAGAACTTTATCCTGATAGGGAAGTGCATATTGTTGAGTGTGACTTAAATAAAAAGTCTGACGATCGATTAGTGGTGGTTGTATGAGAACTTTAAACATCTATTGTGACGGTGGTTTTGGCAATCGTTATGGAACTTTGCTCGGCGGACTTGCTGTAGCAAATTACCATGAAATGCGTCCAGTTGTTATCTGGAGAGATACTTCTGCATGTCGTTTGCCATTTCATGAAATCTTCACGTCTGACATAGATGTGGTTGATAAACCACTACAGGATTTTTCTAGTAGTGTGCTTCTTATGCATGAAGATTTTATCCAAGGAGTTAAAAATTATAATATTAACTCCTTTGGTTCTATTGATGATCTTCCAGTGTCTAATTGTGGTTCATATGTTTACAATAATAATTGGATCCCTGAATGGTTGAATGAGAATCTTGTTATTGAAGCAGGTAGACAGTTGAAGTTTGTAGATAAGATCAAAAACTTTTGCGATCAATACTGTAAGAAACATTCTATAACACCATTTACTATTGGTATTCATTTGAGAGCAACAGATTTCAATACTTTTATTCCTAAGTTTGATAGAGAATATAAGTGGGTTGAAGGACAACCAGAAGAATCATTCTTTGTTTTATCTGATGATCCGAATATTGAAAAGAAATTTAATAAACTCAAGAACGTAGTTGTTCGTATGAAAGAACATTACGTTGAAAAAGAAAATAAAGATGCTGGTTGGTGTGGAAACGTAGAAAGAACTTCTGAAAGTGTTATGGATGCTCTCATTGACTTGACAATTCTTTCTAAAACAAATATTATGGTAAACTCACCCAGTTCATTTTTGAAAACGGCTCTGTTATTACGCAAGATTAATGGATAAAAATAAATCAACATTCAAACTTCAAGGTTTTGGTCCTATCTATTATCTCAATCTCGATGGTCAACCAGAGAGACGTGAGTTTATGGAGGACCAATTTAAGTATTGGGAGATTGAAAACTATGAAAGAATCTCTGCATACGATGGTAGACAAGATGATCTCAGTGACATTTTAAAGGGTCGTTATCCTGAGAGGATGACTCCTGGTGAGATTGGATGTGTTACATCACATCTGAAAGCAATCAGGCATTGGTTGGACACTTCTGATTCACCTTATGCAGTCTTCATGGAAGACGATTGTAGTCTTGATCTTGTAAGGTTTTGGCCATTTACTTGGAGAGACTTTTATTCTCGTCTTCCTTATGACTGGGATTGTGTACAGATTTCTATTATCTGTACTGGTGATATTCATGTCAGACTTCACAAACGTTTTGTTAATGATTTCTCGACAGCATGTTATATTATGAATCGTCGGTATGCTGAGAAACTCATGCATTTCCACGTCAAGGGTCCCGACAAATATAAACTTGATAATGGTGTGAAACCACGTCCAGTTGCGGACGATCTTCTGTATAATGCAGGGAATACATATGCAATTCCTTTGCTTCTATACAGGACTGAGTTAGGTTCTTCTATTCATCCAGAACATGTGGATGTATTCCATAAGCAGAACTATCAGTCTCAATGGAATTATTGGGAGACTTCTGGGTCTAAGATGAGTCTTGCGGACATCGTGAACTATGATCCATACCTGGGTCGAGTCACGGAACCCTCACAACAAAAGTCTTGACAGAACTTTACATTTCCTATATAATTATGTTGTAAATCTTTACAAAGGGAAATGACTGTAACTAAAAATGAATTTGGGCAAATGAATATGTTTGCCAAAGAACCTTCAATGTACATGACCAAGGAAGATCTTGATCGTTATGGTATTGAAACTCATGCAGAGAAAGCAGAGAAACTAAATGGTCGTACTGCTATGCTTGGATTTGCCGCTGCAGTCATTTCCTATGCTACAACTGGTAGTGTCTTCTTCTTCGGATTATTTGGATTCTGATGACTGAAGTAATTTTTACTCTAACGACGGTAACTTTTTTCTGTCTTCTTGCATATTCTGTTGAACAACTATCTGAGACTTATTAATGGAAACTTCTTTGATTGAACTTCTGACTTATTATGTTATTGGTGGTGCTCTTTTGATTGGAGCACCTGCAGTATTCTTTCTTATTGCTTTTATGCCTGCCCTTCAAAATACGAAGGGTCGTATGGTAGGATACAAAGATCATAAAACCTATGGTGATAGTTCTATCTATGAAAACACCCGTGGGGACAACACTAAATTTTTTCTTGAACTCTCATGAATAAGTTTCTTCTATTTTCAAAAGACTCTTGTGGACCATGTATGTTGGTTGAAAAGTATTTCAAAACTCTTGGAGATCAACGTACTGATATTATTAAAAAAATTGATCTTGAGGACGTAAGTGATACACCTATTCCTCAGGAAAATCTTGATCTTGCCAAGAAGTATGGTGTGACTGCTACTCCAGTTCTTATTGTTACTGATGCTGATGGTATCAAACTTGATGAAAAGGTTGGAGGAATGCAAATCACTCAGAACATTAGAAAGTTATTTGATCAATATGCCTAATCCAAATCAACTCTATGAAGACATGGAGAAACTAAATGCCCTATATGAAGAACTCTGCTGGGGGCACGATGACGAACTAGTGTTCAGTCACGAAAATGGTAGAGTCATTATTTACAATAAAACAATGGAGCAAAAACAATGAACGAAAGAGCAGAACGTATTAATGGATGGGCAGCTATGATTGGTGTCATTGCTGCAATGGGATCATATGCTGTAACAGGACAAATTATTCCTGGAGTATGGTGATGTTATTATTAGCAACTTGTCTTTTAGGTGCATTTATAATTGGAACAGCACTTAAAGATGGAGATGTTGATGATGACGATGATATGGACGGGGGCATGATGGTTCCTGTCCATAATCCAGTATAAATAAAAATAATAAACTTATTGTCATAGAGAATAGAGTTATGTCAGTTAGTAGAGATGTTGAAATCCAAAATAGAATGAAGGCAATGGCAGAGAGACATTCACCAATTGAGTATATGTCTGGTTTGCCGTTGGCACGATTTATTATGCGTGAGAATGGTGAGTTTGTAGAAAAAACTACAAGAGATCTTTTCTTTGACAAGAGAGTCGTTTTATTCGGACTTCCTGGTGCCTTTACTCCTACTTGCACTACAAGTCAAGTTCCTGACTTTGAGGCAGCATATGACGATTTAATTGCTGCTGGTGTTGACGAAGTATATTGTATTAGTGTTAATGATGCATTTGTAATGAATGCATGGAGAGAAAGTCTAGGTGTAGAAAAGGTAAAGTTCATTCCTGATGGAAATGGATTCTTTACAAGACAACTTGGTAAGAGTGTCTTTAAATCTAATCTTGGTTTTGGTGTTAGATCTTGGAGATATGCTGCAGTAGTCGATTCTGATGTCATTGAAGTTATGTTCAGTGAAGAAGGTCAGGTTGATAATTGTAAGGAAGATCCATATGAGATGTCAAAACCAGAGAAAGTACTTAACTATCTAAAAGAAGTTTCTCGTAGAGAAGATCTTAAGACAGAAGAAGATGAGGATGCTATTAGTGTATTGGAAAAGTTTGAACGTGAACTTTTCCTCAAGAGACACGCTTGACAATCGATAGTATATGTGATAGGTTGAGGTGGTAGTTATATGAAGGTTATGTTTGTTTCTACTTTAAGTATTGCTGCGGCTGCAACCGCAGCATTTGCTTTATACGGTAAACCATCTGCACCACCTCAAGTTGATGTTTCCGTTAATCAGGAGAATGCAGTTCAATTAGAAGTTGTTGAGAAGCAATGGACTTGTCCAACATGTAGTGACAATGAAAAGTACGTTTTAAAGCAACTTCAAGAAAACACCCAAATCACCGATCGTAATGCACTTGCAACAATTTTGGGAAATATTAAACAGGAAAGTATGTTCCATCCCAACATCTGCGAGGGAGGTGCTAGAGTTCCTTATGATAGTTGCCATAGCGGTGGTTACGGACTCATTCAGTGGACCTCTACGGGTCGTTATTTGGGGTTAGGATCTTTCTGTAAAAAGTATGACTGTGATCCTAGTAGTCTTGAAGGTCAGACTCGTTATATGATTAATGAGAATATTTTCCAACGTTATCTTCCAGAGTTTGAAGGATCTGGACGCACTGTCCGACAATACATGGTTCCTGCCTATTATTGGTTGGGTTGGGGTATTAAAGGAAATCGTGAGATTTATGCCTATGACTACACTAAGAAATTCGTATTCTCATGATTATTAAAGCAATTAAACAACTAATCGAAACCCAAACAACTCTTCTTCAAAAGAAAGCAAATGCTTTTGAAGAAGAGGATGCTATCGATCAAGAACTTATTGATTGTAAAGAGGTAGAAACTAATTATACTGGTTATCCTCCTCCTGAGTATCTTCAAGATGATCCTTGGTTTCCCTCTCCCATCCTGTCTGAAAAACAGATGACTGTAAAGGAAGCACACGAACAAGCAATTGCAGATCAACAAATTCTTGATGAGTCTAAAAGTAATGAACCTGCAGATATTCATCAAAAACTTTATGAAGTTGCCACTAAGAATTGGACAACTGTAGGAGAAACTCAAATTTCTGCACAAGGTGGATCTGAAAACTTTCAAGAGGGTCCTGGGGGTTGGCAATCAGGTACTGGTTACGGTCAGTTCAGGGGTTGACAAAACCGAACATCCCTGATATTATAAATAAAGTTTCGTGAGGGACAACTTCACGAACTGTAACAAACCCGAATGCCTCAACTACTCGCTGCCTGGTTATGTTATACTGTAAACGCGGGGAACGTCGAATCCCCCTTCATCTGCGGGTGAAATTCCGCAAGTAAAAAACGAGGTATCTAAAATGATCAAATCTGTATTCGCAGCAACTGCTGCTCTCTCCATGTCCGCTGGTGCTGCTTTTGCAGGTCCTTACGTTAACGTAGAGGCAAACTCTGGTTTCGTAGGTTCTGATTATGCAGGAACCATCACTGATCTACACGTAGGTTACGAAGGTGCTCTAGGTGAGTCTGCTGCATGGTATGTCCAGGGTGGTCCAGCAATCGTCAGCCCCGATGGTGGTGACACTGACACCGAATTCTCTGGCAAGGCAGGTCTTTCTGCAGGTCTAACCGAACGTCTAAGTGCATACGGTGAGGTTTCTTTCCTAACCCAAGATGGTTCTGACACCAACTATGGCACTAAGGCAGGTCTGAAGTTCACCTTCTGATCTTTACTTAGGTAAGATTAGGACCCTCTGACGAGGGTCTTTTTTTTTATGTTAAATTTTGTTTAAACAGTCCTATATACCAAGGTTTGTCTTTTGTTAAATCAACTTAACTTGATTTTAACGACGGAATTTGAAGAGAGTGTTATAATAAACAGGTCTTCAACGGACAAACCCGAAAACATTACAAAGGAATTTCAAATGAAAGCAATCGCACTTGCCGCACTGGCATTACCTATGGTAGCGGCACCTGCCCTTGCAGGACCCTACGTTGAGTCAAAGCACGAATTTAAAGGAACTGACGCAGATTTTTCAAAGCAAGTTCATCAGGGACGTATCGGATATGAAGGTAAAGTTGGTTCTCTAACTCCTTACATTGAAGGTGGTGCTGGTATTGTTTACCCCGATGGTGGTGGGCAAGAAACCTTTACTGCTCTTGAAGTTGGTAGTAAAGTTAAGATCACTGATCAATTCTCTGCTTATGGTAAGTGGGAAAACATCTTCAACGAAGATTCTACCCGTGACTGGAAAGTCGAAGTTGGCACCAAGTACAAGTTCTGATATTATATAAATGAAACTCAAAGCACTCGCAGCAATTGCTGCTGCCACTCCTCTGATGGTTGCCTGTGGTTCTAATCAAACTGCAGAGGTTAAAGAACCATTTAAACTGAATGGTGCAGGTGCATCATTCCCTGCCGCAATTTATAATTCATGGTTGGGATCTTTTGCTAAAGAAACTGGCAATCAAGTCAACTATCAAGCAGTTGGTTCTGGTGCTGGTGTCCGTCAGTTCACTGCTCGGACTGTTGACTTCGGTGCCTCTGATGGTGCTGTGTCTGATGCCAAGCAGAAACTGCCTATGGTCCACATTCCTATGACTGGTGGTGCTATCGTTCCTGCATATAACAACCCTGGTTGTGATGCTAAGATTACTCAGACTCAACTTGCTGATATTTTCCTCGGCAAGATTACTGAATGGTCTGCTTTCGGTTGTGAAGGTGGTTCTATCAAAGTCGTCCATCGTTCTGATGGTTCTGGTACTACTAAAGGTTTCACCAACTCTCTATCAGCATTCTCTCCTGAGTGGAAAGAAAAGGTTGGCACTGGTAAGTCTGTGAAATGGCCTGTTGGTATTGGTGCCAAAGGTAACTCTGGTGTTGCTGCTCAGTTGAAACAAACTCCTGGTTCAATTGGTTATGTGAACTATGATTATGTGAAGAATGGTGGTCTTCAACAACCTGCACTTCAAAACAAAGATGGAAACTTCGTCAAAGCATCTGCTGAAACTGCTTCTGCAGGACTTGGTGAAATTGTTCTTGACGATCAGTTGCGTGGTGCTGACGCTAACCCCGCAGGTGCAAATGCTTATCCTATCGTCTCCCTGACTTGGATTCTTGCATATCCTGAGTATGAAAAGAATGAAGATGTTAAAGCAACTCTTCGTTACATGCTTGCACCAGAGCAACAGGCAAAGTCTGATGCTCTAGGTTATGTCCCTCTTCCTGAGGGTCTACGTCAGAAAGCACTTGCTGCTGTAGAAACTCTACGTTGACATTAACATAAACTTGACATATAATTGGACTATGCTATTCTAAATAGTATAGTCCTTTTTTATTATTCCCATGTCTGAATTCCCGAAGGATTGGAGATATGCTGATGACAGAATGCAATTAAGAGCAGCAGTATTTCGTGCTCTTAGTCATCATCTGGAAGAGCATTGCAGAGCAGTGTATGAATTTTGTCACGATTGGGTAAGTCAAGGCAATTCTAACGTTGACAACATTGAATTTTATTTTGAAAATTATTTAAAGGAGACCCATCGTGAAAAAGTTTATAAACTTGAAAAGTGCCTTGAACTCAATCCTAATTGGTACTTGCCTGTTAGGGATGAATCCAGTTCAAGCTGAAGATAAGATTACTAAGGGATATTACACAATGGATTCCATGGGGTGCATGATCTTACGAGAGTGTAAAGATGGAGTCCATCAAGTCGAAAGTATCGCAAGTATTGCTGCTGAGTATCCCGATAGTGATTTTGATGTTGTTGCTAACGAGTTCAACAACATGCTCGTTTCTCTCAATCAAATCGGAGTTGGGGTGTTTCTAGCAGATAGTAAATATTTTCCTCCTGGGCATAGAGGTGTTTATCACACGGTTTCAAACAACTTCTTCTTGAATAAAGCATTCATGCATCGTCCCAGTACACTCATGGCAGTTATGCGTCATGAAGGGTGGCATGTTGCACAGGATTGTATGGCGGGTTCTGTCAAGAATTCTATGATTGCTATCATCATGAATGAAGAAGATGTACCCCAGTATTGGGCAAATGTTGCAAAGAAAACTTATATGTCTTCATCACTTCCTTGGGAACGTGAAGCAATGTGGGCAGGTCATACAGAAGGCATGACTCAAAAAGCACTTCAAGCATGTGCTGCTGGTGAGATGTGGAAAGTATATAAACCAACTCCTATGACTGCCGAGTGGTTAAAAGAAAATGGGTTTATCAAATAGGGATAGCAACCCCTTAAAAAGTTCTGTTTAACCTAACGGAGAAACAGATGGCAAACTCACCAGTCGATAAAGGTAATGCATTTATTGAATCTGGAATGACTTTAATTACTGAACATGCATCGGATAGATATTTAAAAAAAATAAATAGAGATGCCTCGTCTTCTACTCAATGCTCGGAAACAAATCTAAAGCAAAGGAAGTAGAAGAGAAAGAAGACCATCATGAAGATAAGAGTGAAGTCCTTGGTAATCTAGTGAAAGTTGTCGTACTTATTTGGTCCGCATCTCTTCTTACGTTTTCCTACGTTCGTCTACCAAATGGTCAGAAGATTCTTGACTTCGACCCTACCTTCATTGCATCAGTATTCTCTGGATCTTTAGCTGCGTTTGGACTTTCTCCTGCCAAGAATGGTGGTGGAAATGGACAAGCAAAAGCAGTAGCAAGAAAAGAAGGAGAACTCCCAGTACAATCTGCTATTGAACCTAAGAAGTAATTAACATTGTATCAAGAACCACACCTTCAAAAGAAATCAGACGAATGTGCTGAACTTTGGAGGGAGTGGTTTTCTTTGTTTCAGACAAGGGATCATAATGATCCAGAAAGAAAAGAATTAAGAAAAAAATGGTGTAAATGTTGTGAGGAATTTGGTGAGATGGTAAGTCAGGAAGTCAAGACAAATCCACGTTACATAGGACACAAGTTACCATAGATAGTGTAGTCGCATACAAGAAATGAAGGTTTTCTTTGCGTTTTTAGCTACACTATTTTTGGCACTGCCTGCATGGGCTGTTGACGTTCAAATGGGTGCCAACGGCAATTTGGTTTTTGATCCTGCTGAAGTCACTATTAATGCTGGTGATTCAGTCCATTTTGTTAATAATATGCTTCCTCCTCATAATGTCGTTGTAGAGGATCATCCAGAACTAAGTCATGAAGATCTAGCAATGTTACCAGGTGAAGACTTTGAAGTTGCATTTCCAGAAGCAGGTGACTACACTTATTGGTGTGGTCCACATAAGGGTGCTGGCATGATCGGAACTGTTCATGTCGAATGAGCATCATGGTGAACCAAATGGTGAAGATAGTATTCCTATGTGGGTCTATATGACAGGTGTAGGACTTTTACTTTTCACCATTCTTTGTTTCTGTATAATGTTAGCAGGGATGGTTTTCATATGAAAAAATTCAACGAACTAATTCTATCTGTTACTATCGCAATTATTGATTTCCTTTATCGTGGCAGAGACTATCAAAGATTCTGGGTGCTTGAGGAGATTGCTCGGGCACCCTATTTTGCTTTTTTGAGTGTCTTACATTTAAGAGAGTCTTTAGGATTGCGTGGTCCAGAACACCTATACTTGATGAAAGAGCACTTCGCACAATCAGTCAATGAAACAGAACATCTGGAGTACATGGAATCTAGGGGCGGTAATACTTATTGGATTGATCGTTTTTTTGCCAGACACCTCGTCCTTGTCTATTATTGGATCAACGTGGTTTATTATTGGATATCTCCTCGCAATGCTTACCACCTCTCCTACGAAGTAGAAGTACATGCAGCAACTACATATGCTAAGTATCTTGCAATCAATGGACCAGATGAAAAGATTCTTGAGATTCTAAATGATGAATTGGCACATGGTCATGAATTACAAAAAGCAATGGAGATGATTTGATGTTCAAAAAATGGGGAAAAGATGTTGATCCAATTGAATATGTCACAAAAGATGAAGTGCAGGAGATGATTGATGATGCCATACGAAAGCATAATCGTAATGCTTCAATTATCAGTTTCTGTGTTGGTTGGGTTGTTCTTGCACTTTTTGCTGAGGGTCTGCTTCGACTTATTGGAGTAATTGATCCAGTCTTTCCATGGTTAAAACTAAGTTTAAATTAGGAGGAATATGAAAGTAGGACTAATCGGACTCGGCAGGATGGGAGAGGGTATGTCCCGTCGCATGATTGCCAGAGGAAACATCGAAGTATGGGGATACAGAAACAACTATGCAAAAGCTGAAGAACAATATGAGAAGGGTTATATTAGTGGATGTACCACTTCTCTGGAAAGCCTTGTTCAAGTAGTTAAAGATAAAGGACAACCAGGAATTTTTATGATGGTTGTTCCTGCCGAAACTGTGGAGGAAACACTTAATGACTTACTACGATATTGTAGTGAAGGGGACATTATTATTGATCATGGCAATTCCAATTTTAAAGACAGTAGACGCAGGGCAGAAAGGTTGTCTAAACTTGGCATCCAATATCTTGACTGTGGTACTAGTGGTGGTGTTTATGGTCTGGACCGTGGATACTGTCTTATGGTTGGGGGCGGAAATACTGCAGTCTCCATTTGTAAACCAATTTTTGACGCACTCTCCCCAGGAGTTGCTGCCGCCGAACGTACACAACCTGACTCATACCATACTCCAGCAGAGTTAGGATGGTTGCATTGTGGTGGACCAGGTGCTGGACATTTTGTGAAGATGGTCCATAATGGTATTGAGTATGGTATAATGCAGGCATATGCTGAAGGATTTAATATTCTCCATGAAGCAAATGCTGGATCAAAATATGTCAAAGCAGGAGATGCAGAAGTTGCCCCAATGGACAACCCTGCCGATTATCAATATGATATTGATGTTGCTGAAGTGGCTGAGTTATGGCGTCGTGGTTCTGTTGTTGGTAGTTGGTTACTCGATCTTACCGCTGATGTTCTACGGAACGATCGAGAGCTTAGCAAATTCGATGGAGGAGTATCAGACTCTGGTGAGGGTCGTTGGACGGTTCATGCTGCTGTGGATCTTGGTGTACCCGCTCCTGTCATCAGCACTGCGTTGTATGAACGTTTTAATTCACGCAATCTTGGTGCTTTCGCGTCCAAGGTTCTGAATGGAATGAGGTACATGTTTGGTGGTCATCATGTTCGGTGAAATACTTAAATGGATTGCGATACCCTTTGTATTATCCACGATATATTTCGGGATACGAAAAGGTGAGAATAACTACTACGAAACAGATAAGTACGATGGAAACGGAACCGCTCACTAGAGGCATAGTAATCTTCGGTGCTACTGGAGATCTATGTAAACGAAAACTTATTCCTGCACTTTATAAACTTTGGGAAAAAGAACTTCTTCCAAGCAATTTTTTAATTACTGGTGCTGCTAGAAGAGATATTGGAAGACAAATTTGGTTAGATGATATTCAAGGTTACGGAGAATATCCAGAAGAGTTTACTCATCAACTTGACTATGTTTCTTGTGATCTATCATCTCAAGAAAGTTTAAGTAAACTTCCAGATACCGACGACACAACTTATTTCTTATCTGTCCCACCAGAGAGGTACGAAAATGCCATCTTCAATCTCAAAGGATCAGGACTCCTCGACGATCCAGAAACCTCCCGTGTTGTTATTGAAAAACCCTTTGGGTACGATCTTAAATCTGCTAATCATTTACAGTTTGTGGTGGGGAGAAATTTACGCGAGAAGCAGGTTTATCGCATTGACCATTATCTTGGTAAAGATACTGTTAATAATATCCTTGCCACTCGGTTTGGGAATATTCTTCTTGAACCACTTTGGAATCGAGAGTACATAGAGGAAGTTCAAATCTTTGCAACTGAAACAATTGGATGCGGAGGTCGTTCTCAATACTATGAAGGTGCAGGTGTCGTAAGAGATATGCTTCAGAACCATATGCTTCAGGTTCTTGCATTGATTACAATGGAGGCACCTTGTCGTATGGATGCCAAAGAGATTCGTAGAGAAAAAGTTAAAGTTTTATCTGCAACTAGACTCGGTAAGAAACTTGTTACTGGTCAGTATGAAGGATATCGTGATGAGCAAGGTGTGGGTCCAGAGTCAATGACTCAGACATTTGTTGCTGGTGATCTTTACGTTGATAACTGGAGATGGAAAGGTGTACCATTCCACTTCATGACAGGTAAGAAGATGCCCTATGGTTGCGTAGAGGTTGTTATCAAACTCAAGGAACCACCACTCAGTCTGTTTGAAGGTGAAACAAATGATCGTATTGTAATTAGACTTCAACCACATGCTCATCTTGATATTCAGATTGATGTGAAGTCTCCTGGACTTGGTGATCGGGTTGAGTTGGCAACTCTTACTCATCGTTATCCTGATTGGTTAGGTGTTGATGGTTATGAGAAACTTCTTTATGATGCTATCAATGATGATCAATCACATTTCGTTCACTCTGAAGAAGTGTTAGAATCTTGGAGGATTGTAGATGATCTTCTGTGTACTGGTGATAAGTGCCCAATTCGCACTGCTCCTTATATCTACAAAGAAAAAACCTGGGGACCAGAACACAAAACACAATTAATAACTAATTGGGATTATCCATCATGAGTATACTATTTGTAATCTTTTTTATGGGACTAATTACTGCAGGAATGCAACTAACATGGCCAGGTAGGTATCGATCATGATTTTATTCATTCGTCATGTAATGCAAACTCCTTGGTGCTTAGGTGTCATGGGTTTATTTTTAGTTGGAGTACCTATTTTAGGTATGCATCTTGTCCATAAATATGGATGGGAACACTGGGAACCTTTTACGAGGAAACACAAATGAACCCTATAATTTTAATCGGTTGTTTTACACCACTGGTTTTAATTTTTATAATTATGAAACTGTCAGTTTGGATTGCCGCAGTTAATGCTGAGTCGGATTATGTCAGAAAAGAACCTCTACGACAACGAGGACCCTACTTGGCGGATGCATATGCAGACGTTGATGATGAGGAAGAAGAATATGGAGATCGCACAGACTATCGATGAAGCATTGTTCAGATATTATTCTGAACAAGGTAAACCAGTTCCTCGATGGAAATTAAAAAAAGATCCAGATTGGTGGAGTAAATACCTAGATAGTTTAGGTATAGATCCAAAGAATCCGTGAACCTAATCCTTAAACCATTAGAAGATATTAATAACCCAACATGGAGTGTCATCATTAGTTTGGTGATGCTCCTTTTTGGTGTGGCATACTACATATATACAGTAATGAAACTTGCATATCAGGAGTTAGAAGAAGATGGGAGCAATGACACCCCCGAGTCGGAAGAGTTGTTACAACTTCCGAGTGATCGAGATCAACAGAGTTCTTGATGGTGATACGATCGACGTGACTATTGATTTGGGATTTGATCTTTATAAGAAAGAGAGAGTTCGTGTTGCGGGTGTAGATACTCCAGAAAAACGTACAAGAGATCTAGAGGAGAAAGCACTTGGATACGACGCAACCAACTGGCTCAAAGAGAAACTGGAGGGTGCTATTTCTGGTGATGATGACCTTGTTATTAGGACTGAACTTGTTGGTGGCGTTGGGAAATATGGGCGTCTTCTTGGTTGGTTATACATTGGGGACGCAGAGTTGTCCCTTAACGAACAAATGATCACCGAAGGATATGCCTGGGCATATGATGGTGGAACTAAACAAAAGAATTTTGAAGAACTAAGAGAAATCCGTAGAGCACACGGGACACTTGTTGAATGAGAGTATTAAGTATTGATCTAGATTACTGCATGGATTCATGCTTGGATATGATTGATAATCAGGCAACTAATCCTTGGGTTGATGAAAATCCAGTAACAAGATGGAAAGCATTTGAAGAATTTTCTATGATTCCTGATCGGTCTATTTTTATTGATCAGGATAAAGTTGATTATTGCTTTGATGTTTATACAAAGGCACTAAAGCATTGTAATAATGTCATATTTGCATATGATCATGATGCTATTTTGTATCGTTTAGAGATGGACGATGCTCATGATTTGGAAATTGTTAATATTGATTATCATAATGATATATTGAACGGAACCCCATACTGCGAATTTAGTCATTTATTTGGTGATGATGTAGTAAATACATTAGAATATGAGTATCAAACTTTTCAACACGGTAGAGTGATGGAAGGTAATTGGGTTGGATGGTTGGAATGGAAAAATAAACTCAAGAATTATACATGGATTCATGGTGTAAGAAGTCTTGGTTCAGGTAAATCATGTGCAGTATATAAAGAATTTTTGGAAGATAAGTTTAATTATTTTCTAAAAGAAAATTATAAGTTTGATAATTTTAAATTTGATTTTATATTTGTCTGCTTATCTCCAAATTATATTCCTCCAAAATTTTGGCATCATTTCACAACTTATATGAGTGAATATGAAAAAGTGACAGGAAAAACATACAAACTTATCAATCGTAAGTATGAAATAGATGCCAGATATACTGAATTGCATAAATACACATTGCCACGCAAAAGGTAAATGCAGAAATTAGTCAACGTAATCGCATTACTTTCAGGTCTAGTATCACTTTCTGTAGTTGGTACTGCGGGATATCTTTACCTCAATAAGGATGCACTTATAGAAGATGCGAGAGTAAAGGCAACAGCAGCAGTTACAGAAGCAATTACAGAAGCACTTCCTGGTATGTTAGATGCAGCAATGCCTGAAATGCCAGAACTTCCTAGTGTAACTGGTGGAGTTGTTAATGAATCCTCACAACCATCTTTACCAAATGTAACAGGAGGAGCAGTTCCTTTCTGAGAATTTGCTAAGTTTTGTTAAATAATAAAAACTGGAGGTCATTATGGCTCAATCAACTTATCGCAAGAAAGTAAAGAAAGATGCTTCAGATCAATTTTTTCTTTACGTTGCATTTCATTCTGCTTGGACTGCCGTTGTAAATTTCTTTCAATATGATTGATGGAAATACCTAACATTGGTACGAGGAATATTCAGATAAGAGAATTGAATATTCCTCCAGTTATAAATGCTCTTGAAAACACTTCTCAAAGTATTCCATATGCACCTCCAGTAGTAGTGAACATTGGTGTTCCTATTGTTGATGTTCCTGGATGTGTTGAAGCACATGAGAGTAATAATAAATCTAAGACTGTAGGCCAAGATGACAGTAAAGGATTGATTACTTATTGTGATGCTGGTATTCCTAGTTACAATCCTATTAATTTTGAACCTGAACAGATAATTCCTACTGCTCCTGCTGGAGTTGATACTAGAGAAAAAGAAGAGAAACCAAAACCACCTGGGCAAGTAGAACTTCCACAACCAGCACCACCTACGACTGTCAAGATTAATTGTCCTACAGCAGCACAGAATGCCAAGGAACCTGTAGGAACATACATCGAAGGTTTTAGGAAAAAAGTTACTGAATATAAATTGGTTGGTAATGAGTGTGTTCAGATTACAGAGAAAGTCCCACTACCAGAGCAAGTGGTAGCAGGACTTCCTAGTGCTGGAATGGTGATGACAACTGGTGGAGTTGCTGTTATTGCTACAACTTCAGCACTTATGGCAAAACCGTTAGCAGACTTACTATTGAAAGTAGTCAAACCAACGGTTAAGAAAGTTGTGAAAAAAATTGCTAAGATTAGAGGAAAACAACCTATTATATTATCTACTTCTGAACGTAGGAACGAACAGAGAGATAGAAATCATGCCATAATGGCAATACGACAAACTTTGAAAAGAAAATGACAATACCAATTTATGTAGAAGAACCTATCACTTGGGAAAAAATTCAAGTACCGTATGAAGTTGTAGAATATTGTAAAAAATTTACTAGACTAGATCCTTATAACGTAGAAAGTAGTATTGAAGATTTGAGGTTAACAGATTGTTATTGGATGAATATGGGATATTATGATATTAATCCTGTGTTTGAATAGGTCCACCCAAATCTTCTGCTTTTTTAGAAGTTGGTCTTGGAATAGTATGACGATGTTGTGGAACTACAGTAACATTTTGTACTACAACATCAGCACATATTGAATAGTAAGGACTTTTGGGATGAAAACTAATACCTTGCTTTAGCAATTCTCCACAATTTTTTAATCTAGCAATCTCAAAATCTAATCTCTTATTAGCAGTTGTTTGTTGCATCAATGCGATGTTAGCAGCAGCTGCTTCTTTGCATTGGTCTTGTAGTTTTTTATCCAATGGTTCAGACCATGTAATAGAAAAACCAACACCTAGACTATAATTATCTTTTTGCCCAGTCCTTGTTTTCTTTCTAAAAAGAATTTCTCCTGGATTATCAATTAGACCATCTTCATTTAGATCACTGACATCATATACGGGATCCATATAATATGGTTCATATGGTTTTGCTGCTGAAGCAGTTCCTGTTACATATGGAGTGAAATTTCTAGTGGGACCTTGACACTGGATTCCATTTCCGTATGTATTGGTAATATATGGACCTTGGAGGACCTGGATGGCTTGGTTTGTAACTGAACCAGAGGAATTAGCAACAGGAGCAGCAGTGGCACTAACGCCACCCACGGTTTCTGCCCATACTCCGTTTCCATGACAAAGTGCTCCTAGAGTTATTACTGTGAGAAGATGCTTGTAGTGTCGGTTACGCTTGTAACTTCTGTTGTTCTTTGAATTATTGTTTGCTGACTTAATCCTGGTCCTTGATACGTCTCTGTGAACTGAAACGCATTTCCTGGTGTTGTCTGTGTGAATGTTGGCCTGCTCGTTACCCCTGTCCATGTTGATGTCACTCCATCAATAGTTACATTTGTTGCTCCTGTGCCAGGAGAAAGATTTCCATTTACTGTAATACCACTACCCGTTGCTGAATATTGGTATCCAGTGTTATAGTCCATCGAGTTGATGGTTTCTGTAATTTTTTGTGTTGTCTCAGTGTGGCTGGTCATTGACCCCTGAGTAAAGTTAGGAACTACTGGGACTGCCATTGCTGGAGATCCCAGTAGAAATGCCACAAGAAATAATTTCTTCATGACTATTTACCTAAGTTATTTGATGGTCAATTCTGTTACGAATTGTCCTGTAGCACTTGTACCTGCTCCACCAGCTGTCAACGATATAGTTCCAGCAGAAGAGATGCTACCATCGAGAGCACCAGCCACCCCACCAGCAGTTGTGGTGACGTTTCCAAATGCGGGTAGGGTTCCAACCACACCGCTAGAAACGGTCGTTCCTGTGGGCACTGCATCTCCTTCGATGAATGATTCAGTAAATGTACTGGATGATCCACCAGTCCAATCGGTGGGTGTGTAACTAACAGCTGATCCTGAACTAAGTGTACCAAGTCCACCTTCGGTATTGATGGTAATGTCAGTACCACTCATAGAATAAGTAGAACCAATACGAGTTGCCTGGGAGGCAGCAGCATCAACAGTCAGTTGAACTGAGGTTGAAATTTTATGAGTAATATCGGCATGTGCAGGTGCCGCCATCAATAACATAACAAGAGGCAGTAATTTTTTCATGCTCTCATGTCTTATGACTTCTTATATTTAGTCTCCCCTACCCCTTGACAGATGTTCCAGAATCGTGTATTATAAATACATCAGCACGTTAAGGAATGTAACTTTCCTTAAAGAGTTGTAACTCCCCGCAAACCAAGACCTCTAGGGAGTCTAAACACGTCTTTCATATCCTCTCTAAGGGTGAGAGGAAATAGTAACTCCACCATTTCCCTGATGGTCTTACTTTTTTGTTCAATAAAATGGCACAATCTACTCTTTCACGTCAACAACAATCGAATACTTGGGAACAGTTCACAGAGTGGGTAACTTCCACCAACAATCGTCTTTATGTTGGTTGGTTCGGAACTCTAATGATTCCAACCCTACTTGCTGCAACCACTTGCTTCATCGTTGCTTTCATTGCTGCACCTCCTGTAGACATTGACGGCATCCGTGAACCTGTTGCTGGTTCTCTACTCTATGGAAACAACATCATTTCTGGTGCTGTCGTTCCATCTTCTAATGCAATCGGACTTCATTTCTACCCCATTTGGGAAGCTGCTTCACTAGATGAGTGGCTCTACAATGGTGGTCCCTACCAGTTGGTAGTCTTCCACTTCCTCATCGGCATCTTCTGCTACATGGGTCGTGAGTGGGAACTTTCCTACCGTCTCGGTATGCGTCCTTGGATCTGCGTAGCATATTCTGCTCCAGTTGCTGCTGCGAGTGCAGTATTCCTCGTCTATCCTTTCGGTCAGGGTTCTTTCTCTGATGGAATGCCACTAGGTATCTCTGGTACTTTCAACTTCATGCTTGTTTTCCAAGCAGAGCACAACATTCTAATGCACCCATTCCATATGCTTGGTGTTGCAGGTGTGTTCGGTGGTTCACTATTCAGTGCAATGCACGGTTCACTAGTTACATCTTCACTAGTTCGTGAAACCACAGAAAACGAGTCCCAGAACTATGGTTACAAGTTCGGTCAAGAAGAAGAGACCTACAACATTGTTGCTGCTCATGGATACTTTGGTCGTCTAATCTTCCAATATGCATCCTTCAACAACTCCCGTTCACTTCACTTCTTCCTTGCAGCATGGCCTGTCGTAGGAATCTGGTTCACTGCACTTGGTGTTAGCACCATGGCATTCAACCTCAACGGTTTCAACTTCAACCAGTCCGTCATGGATGGTCAAGGTAAGGTACTAAACACCTGGGCAGATGTACTTAATCGTGCTAACCTCGGTATGGAAGTAATGCACGAGCGTAATGCTCATAACTTCCCACTAGACCTTGCTGCTGCTGAGTCTACTCCTGTAGCACTCACTGCACCTAGCATCGGTTGATATGACTGATGGCAGTTTTATCCCCGTCACAAAATACGTGGCGGGGTTTTTTATAGGCATTTCAACTATTGTAATTCCTTTACTTTGTGTGGTACTATTATGATTGGTAAACTTGATCCTGAAGAACGTGTTATGAATGATATCCCTAAACATGACTGGACAAAAAACAAAGATGAATTTTTTGCCTGGGAAGATGATGGAATTATGGATCGCATTCAAGATTATCTTGAAGTTCTTGGATGGGAACCTGGAGATGAAATTGATGTAGAGATTGGTGGTACTTCTGTTTCTGGTATTGACGTTGGTGAAGAATACAATGCTAAATGGCAATCACCCATCGGTACTCGTAAGTACAATAAAGATGCTTTTATTGTGATTAAGAATCAATCTCGTAGGGATCTGACTGGATCACAACCAATGGAAGAATTTAACCCACAACATCCACACGAATCACAAATTAACGAAAACTGAGATTATGACTTATTCTATTACACTTCGTTCACCTGATGGCACTGAATCTGTAGTTCAATGTGCTGATGACCAATATATTCTAGATGCTGCTGAAGAAGCAGGTGTAGATATGAATTATTCCTGCCGTGCAGGTGCTTGCTCTTCCTGTGCTGGCAAAATTGTTTCTGGTACTGTTGACCAGTCTGACCAGTCTTTCCTAGATGACGATCAAATTGATGCAGGATTTGTTCTTACTTGTGTTGCTTATCCTACTAGTGACTGTGTTATTGAAACCGAACAAGAAGAATCACTTTATTGATTCATGACTAAAACTTTTTCTCAGACTTCGCATAAACGATATGATCGTCATGTGTATAAACTGAATGTTCCTTGTGAAGGATCAGTTATAATTGAAGACTATGAAATGCTTAGAGCAATTTGGTTTGAGAAATGTAGAAACTTTTCTGGTTGTACAGTAGAAGTTTTGGATTATAAAACCAAGAAAAAATCTAAAGGAGGTTTTCAATAAATGGTAGCATCAACACTAACACAACAAACACAAAGAGGATGGTTCGATGTCCTGGATGACTGGCTTAAGAGAGACCGTTTCGTTTTTGTTGGCTGGTCTGGACTTCTTCTTTTTCCCACTGCTTATCTTGCTATTGGTGGTTGGCTTACTGGGACTACTTTCGTCACGTCTTGGTATACCCATGGATTGGCAAGTAGTTATTTGGAGGGTGCAAACTTTCTTACTGCGGCAGTTTCTACTCCAGCAGATAGTATGGGTCATTCTCTTCTTCTTCTCTGGGGTCCTGAAGCTCAGGGAGACTTCATCAGGTGGTGCCAACTTGGAGGGCTTTGGGCCTTTGTTGCTCTCCATGGTGCCTTTGCCCTTATAGGATTCATGCTTCGGCAGTTTGAGATTGCACGTCTAGTAGGTATTCGTCCGTACAATGCTATTGCGTTCTCTGGTCCGATTGCTGTCTTTGTCAGCGTTTTCCTTATGTACCCTCTCGGGCAATCTAGTTGGTTCTTTGCCCCCTCGTTCGGGGTTGCGGCGATCTTCCGTTTCCTCTTGTTCCTCCAAGGTTTCCATAACTGGACACTCAACCCCTTCCACATGATGGGAGTTGCAGGTATCCTTGGTGGTGCTCTCCTCTGTGCAATTCATGGAGCAACTGTAGAAAATACTTTATATGAAGATGGTGAACAATCAAATACATTCAAAGCATTTGAACCAACCCAAGAAGAAGAAACCTACTCAATGGTTACTGCCAACCGATACTGGTCTCAGATCTTCGGTATTGCATTTAGTAATAAGAGGTGGCTTCATTTCTTCATGTTGTTTGTACCTGTTATGGGTCTTTGGACTTCTTCTATCGGTATCATCGGACTTGCACTCAACCTTCGTGCATATGATTTCGTCTCACAAGAAATCAAAGCAGCAGAAGACCCCGAGTTTGAGACGTTCTATACTAAGAACATCCTGCTCAACGAAGGTCTACGTGCTTGGATGGCACCAGTAGATCAACCTCATGAGCAGTTTGTATTTCCTGAGGAAGTTCTTCCCAGAGGTAATGCACTTTGATTAGTTCAACTACACCATATAAACTTGCTGAGATCATTCGTGATACTTGGCCACAACTTTTTTATCCTAAAGTTGATAAAAAGAAAAAAAGGTGATATACTAGAGGTCTTCGGACCTCTTTTTTATGGGTGATATAGTATTAGGAAAATTATCTTATATTGGTCAATTTTTATCCGAAGAAGAATGTCAGATCATATACGATTATGCCATAGAAAATGAGGAAAGATTGATCAATCTTGGAGAGGATATTTATTCTGCAGTAAAGACAAAAAACCCAAAAGGAAGTCTTACTGGTAGATATAACTTATACAATTGTTTGAATATTGATATACTAAATCCCATTCTGAAACCAAAATTTAAAAATTTAATTAATTATTTTAATTTTGATGGGGAATTGTATATACAATGTTGGATTAATATCTTAAGATACGGAGAGTCTCTTGATATTCACAGACATGTTGATTATCTTGATGAGACTTATATCTATGCCAGTGGTAATATTTTTATACATGGAAATCCAAATCCTGGTACTTCTTTTTATTATGATGATCGTATTGATAATTATAAAAACAGACCTGGGATTATTCAAGTATTTCATCCAATCATTGAGCATGGAGTGAGGACATATTTAAATGATGATGTTAGAGTAAGTATTGCTTTTGATATTGGTAATCAAGAAATGTTAGAAGAAGATTCTATACTTTATAGGATGAAATGAAATGACCACGTTTATTAATTACGCAACCGCATTCTGGTCCGTTGTAGTAATGAATTGTATTCAACCAGCTAATTGGCAATATTGTTATCGTATTGATGAATGGTTGTTACCAGACCTTTATCAGGGTGCTCAAATATACC